GGTCACACGTACGAGTGACCTTCCGCCCCACCCCTTCCCACCAGGCAGACCCCGCACTTGGCTGGAAACGCCGTACGCCCCGCTCGGGGCACGGCAGCAGGGGCAGGGTGCCCCCACCCGGGTTCGCAGCACCCCTGCCCCTGCCCCCAGCCACCACCAGCAGGTACACCCAACCCCTACCCCCTGGCGAGAGTGGCGGTCTACAATCTCCATCATCTGATGGGCATGCCCCGTGAGGTCTCAAGCCCCCGCCGGCTTGGGCGGCTGATGTCGGCGTCAAGCCCAGCCCCCACCAGGTGGGGGCTTACCCATGCCCGACGATCACCCACCGCACCCATCCCGCACCCCTCCGTACGAGGATGGCCGGGACCATACCCCCAGCAGCGTCACCGCAGTATCAAAAACCGGACCTGCCTTACCCACGTGACCGAATTGCTGTCACAGTGGCTTTCCCCGGTATAGGCCACCGGCAGCCACCTGGGGGAGACCGCGCGGACTGCGACCGCGGGTCGCCCTTCCCAATGCCGGAGGAGCGGAGACGCCCCGTATGCCCTCATCAGCCGAGCCCGTACGCCACATGGGCAGCGACACCACCGGACCCCCAGGCCCCAGCCCCGACACCCCGCCCGCCAGCACAAGCAACCGCGTCATCCCATTCGGCCGGCGCAACACCCGCACCGGCCAGGGCCGCCGCACCCCCCAGCCCGCACAGCCGGAACGCGCCGTCGCCCCCGGCAGCCCCGAACAGCAACTCGCGGAAACGGCGGAAGCCTGGTTCCTCAAGCGCGGTACCAGCCTCACGGACGAGACGACCGCCGCCACCTATCGGGCCACCCTCGACCTGGTGCAGCTCATGCTCGACGGATCCCTCCACGAACAGATCGTCGGCGAGGACGAACACCGCCACCTGACCGGCATGGTCCGCGGTCTGCGGGACGCCCCTGACGCTCTGTGAATATGCCAACTGACAGTTCGGGCTGATGTGTGACGAGTCGGCAACAGTCACACACAGCGCGTAGATCACTTAGTACGTTCTGTTCAACACGAGACCAAAGCGTGCCATCATGGGGCGTCCGGACTTACCCGGAGTGACAACCTCCGGCCACCGGCGCGCGCCCCGGCCCCACACCGCACCCCCCGCGCCCCCGGCCGGTCCAAGCGGGACGGGGACACCATGCTGGGAGACGACACAACCGCTCAAAGGCTCCGGCTCCTCCAGGCGGAGTTCACCCAGCACCAACGCCGCGGACCCGGGGACGGGCGCACCGCCACCCGCACCGAATCACCCGCACCCCTCAACCTCGGCGTCGTCGACTACATCACCAGCGCGACCACCGAGGTCGTAGAACACACCCGATCCATGGCCCCCGACGCTCAGCCGTTCGCCGGCCCCCTGCCCAGCCTCTACGCATGGTCCCGCCAGCAGACCGCCAACCTCGACGCGGAACGGCAAGCAGCCAGCGAGGCCCTGATCTACCGGCAGGGACTCGAGCACGCCCTCGCCATGGGCGACACCAACGTCGTCTGCGAACACCCCTGCCCCGCATGCGGATGCTGGGGCCTCCTCTGGCGGCCGGCCATCGAACGCGCCGCCTGCGTGCAGCGGTACTGCGTCGACAACGACGGCCTCTCCCACACATGGCCGCTCAAGACGCTCGCTCAGCAGCACATCGCCAAGAAAACTGCCGTCAACGCCCGTGCAACCTGACCGGCAGGTCAACGGTCTACCTAGCAACACCGCATTCTCATCACACAAAACCCTCAAGCGGACCCACCAGGTCCACCCCCGTGTCGGCCGCCGGAGCTGCGAACGATGGCCGCCCGACCCCGGGAGTACGCCATGGCCATCGAGAGCATCGTCCCTCACCCGGTACCGAACGACCTGATGCCCCTGCAGACGATCAGCGACCGCCTCCGATGTACGGGGCACCCCGCCTCCGTCAGCACGATCCGCCGGTGGATGGAGGAAGCGGAAGCCCGCAACGAGGCCATGTACACCGTGCGCCGGCGCTCCGCGAGGGGGTGGCGCAGAGACTACGTCTCCTTCTCCGACATCCTCCTCGTGCACCGCGACTGGGTGGCCAACAAGGAGCCCTGACCGGGCATCACTGAGACCAGCCCTCACCCCAATCCCCCGGGGGTGGGGGCTTCCTCATGCCCCGAGTTACCTCAAACGTATTGCATAGCAATACGAGAGTGGGTACTGTGGTGTTCACCGGAAGGGAGACCACCCCCACCGGACCACCACCCCAACCAGGAGGCCGCCATGGGCCACGCCGTGATGACGCACGCCCCCACACAGGCCACCGAGATCCACCCCCACCACCTCCCGGCCACCCTCGCCGACCAAGTCAACGAACTCCTCGACCAGGCCAACGACTACGCCGACCACCGCGAACTCACCGCCAGCGCCATCCTCCACGCCCAGGTCATCCGCCTCACCGGCATCCGACCCCCCGCCAGCGGCGAACTCACCCGCTGCACCTGCCAGGCCTGCTACTGCGGCTGCATCTTCGACGCCGCCAAGGCCCGCACCTACCTCGACGGCACCATCGAGTTCGTCCAGTGCATCCGCTGCGCCGACGAACACCGCCTCACCGGCGACGAGTAACACCCCAAGCCCCCCGGCCCCGAGTCGAGCACCACACCTACTGGGTGCGCAGTAGCTCCCGGGGCCGGGTGCACACCCCTTCCGCACCACCGAACCCGGAGACAGCTATGCCCATCACCCCCGCCACCACCATCGAGACCTTCCAGACCCCCGAGGGCAAGCAGTGGCGCCTCGCCGGGACCGGCAGCGACGACACCCGCTACTTCGTCCCCGCCCACCTCGACCCCACGAAGATCCGCCCCAGCATCTGGGCATCGGAGACCCAGCTCCAGGCCGAGCTGGGCGACCTCACCCCCGTCACCGCTTCCGCCGACAAGGCCGCCGCCTGATGGCCACCCCGGAAGAGCCGTACTGCACCGGCGACCGATGCGGCGACTGCATTCCTCCCCGGGACAAGGTCCACGGCGAGGACGACTGCTGCGAGGCCAGCTGCGGATGCTGCCCCCGCGTCGACGCCCACGGCCACTGCTTCCTCTACCCCGGCAGCGAGGAGGACTCGAAGTACTGCGACCAGCACGGCGAAAGGTGGCTCTTTGACCTCAGCCCCACCGCCGAACGCCGGTACCGCATCCTCCGCAACGCCTGACCGCCGTCCGCCCGGGGCCACCACGCCCCGGGCCCCACCTCGGAACAGGACGCCACCTGATGACCCAGCAGCCCCTCATCCCCACCATCGCCCTCGACCTCCTCGACGACCACACCAACCCCGACCACGCCCACGGCCGCGCCGACGCCTACGACGACATCCACAACGGCACCCCCCTCACCGCCCTCCAGGACCGCATGGAGTGGATGACCGACCCCACCATCAGCGGCACCACCTACACCGCCGCCTACCTCACCGGCTACCGCGCCCAGATCGCCGACTGGCGGGCCTCCGCCCACGCCAACCGCCGCGCCATCACCCACAACAACACCTACTGGACGGTCAGCCGATGAACGACGAAATCTTCTGGGCCGAGCAGCGCGCCATCGACGCCGCCAGTCGCGGCCAGCAGGCCGACCCCACCGCATGTGGCACCTGCCAGGACAACGTGAAGGCTGGCGAGCAGGTCGAGCACGAGGAGTGCGCCCAGCGCGCCACCCTCCTGCAGGCCCCCGACCACCCCAGCTACGAACTCCTCGCGGGCGTCTCCATGGAGGAGAACGCGAAGCTCCCGGCCCGCTTCCACATCCCCGTCTTCGACGACTGCGGCAAGCCGAATGCCTGGCTGTGCGCGGTCTGCCAGGAAGAGGGCGCTGTCAGCCTGTGGCCGTGCAAAACGGCCACGGAGCAGGGCACGAAGGTCTTCACCCCGGCCCATGAGGCCGAGACCGCGTTGCGGCGGCAGGCCGCCCGTATTGCCGAGCTGGAGAAGGCCGCCCGTAAGGCTCAGGAGCCCATGGAGCGTCTGGCTCTGGCGTTCGAGAACACCGGCGAGCCGGAGATCGGCCGACAGATCCGTTCCGCCATCAAGGCAGGCGCCGCCACCCAGTGATCTGGCCGCCTACCGCACCCGCCGTCATCGCCGCCGTGCTGGGACTTATCGCCATCGCCATGATCTACGCCTCCCAGCACGGCATCGGCACCACCACACCGAACCCCCAGGACCCGCCGGACGGAGACCCGCCGTGAGCCGCAAAACCCACACCAAGAAACGCCCCACCCCCACCACCACAAAGCCGGCCACCGTCCGCGCCGTCCTCCCCGTACGCCCCACCACCGGCCCCGAGTTCATCACCGAACAGCAGATGAACGCCGCCTACGCCGCCCGCCTCCACGGGCTCCCCGCCACCGCGATACGCGCCTGGACCCCCAACCCCGACGGAACCGTCCACATCGCCTTCCCCTCCGGCAACCGCATCCACCACACCCCGGCCGGCTTCACCGCCATCACCCCCTGCGCCACCGGCTACACCCACCAGACGCCGATAGCCGACCGCGACCAGCTCAACACCGCGGTTCACACCGCCGCCCAGTGCACCAGCCTCCACGGTCGGCCCCGCACCCTCACCCTGCACCAGGCCGCCACCACCGCCGAGGACACCCAGACCCTCGACGTCACCGACCTCCGCGCCGACCACGACCAAGCGCAGCCCCACCCCACCGAGACCACCCCCGGCTACGACATCGCCCTCGCCGCCGCCGAAGCCCACGGCCACGCCGCCGCCCAACACCAGAACCAGGAGGCTCCCCGTGCCTGAGGCCCACGACCAGACGTACATCGAAGCCCTCGGCGCCGACCTCGCCCAACAGAACCCCAACGCCCTCGTCCTCGCCGAGAACGGCACCAACCAGCTCGGCCAGCCGTATCCCCGCCACCCCGGCTGGCGCAACTGGAACGGCAACCTCACCCGCATCGGCCACCACGACCGCGACACCTTCGTCCTGGAGGCCAACGCGATCCTCCCCGGGACCATGCACACCGACCGCGCCCACCACCGTCACGCCCGCCTCGCCAACGGCACCTGGACCCGCTGCCACGCCACCGACGACGGCGCCGTCCCCCTCACCATCGCCATCACCCAAACCCGCGATGACTGAGTACGAAGCCTCCTGCCTCGGCAAGACGTGCTTCCCCAGCCGCCGCCGAGCCCGCCGCCGCGCGAGGCAGATACGCGGCCAAGGCGGACCCCGCTTCCACACCTACCGCTGCCGGTACTGCGCCGGCACGCATCTAGGCCACGCCGCGGGAGACGCCTCCTACCTCCGCGACAGCTACCACGGCCCCATCCACGTGAAGGAGCTCACCCCGTGACCACCGCGCCCCTCCTCGAACGGCACCACCGCCTGACCATCGTCGTCCACGGCCGGCCAGCACCCCAGGGCAGTAAGCGCTATGCCGGGCACCGCCTCAACTCCGCGTCCGGCCGAGTGTCCGCCGTCCTCGTCGAGCAGTCCAAGCGCGTCAAGCCCTGGCGAGCCCTCGTCACCCGCGCCACCGAAGAAGCCATGCGAGCCGGACACATCGGCAAGGTCCCCATCCACTACCCCCCGCTCGACGGTCCCCTCGAAGCCGGCATCACCTTCACCGTCCTCAAGCCCGCCAGCGCCCCCAAACGCAAGCGCACCTGGCCCACCACCCGGCACTCCGGGGACGTCGACAAGCTCATCCGCTCCACCTTCGACGGCATCGCCGACGCCGCCGCCATCGCCGACGACTCCCGCATCATCCGCGTCACTGCCACCAAGGCCTTCCCCAGCGAACACCCCGACGCCCTCGACCAGCCCGGCGCCATCATCCGCCTCTACACCCTCGGAGACCCGACATGAAGGGCCCCACCACCCCCGAGCAGAAAGACCGCATAGCCCGCTCGAAGGCGCGTGCCGCCCTACAACGCTGGAGGGAGAGCGGCGGCAATCCGCTCAACACAAGGGAGAGCCGGTCGGCCATCAACTGGACTCTGCGCGAGAAGGGCATCCCTGCGAAAGCGTGCTCGCAGTGCTTCACGGTCAAGTCGTTGGCTTCCTACCCAAGCTTCGCGAGCTCCGCTGACGGGCTGAGAAGCTACTGCCGAGACTGCAAGGCCGCGAATCACGCCACTCGGTCGGCAACAGACCCTGTGTACATCCAGAAGCGCCGCCAAGCCGCCGTGGCCTACTACCACGCTAACGCCACCGCGCGACGCGAGTACTCGATCAGGTACTCGAAGCGGAAGCGGCAAGCCAACCTGATCAAGAACGCCGCCAAGATCCAAGATCCCAACATCCTCAAACGATGCATAGGCGCTTGCGGGCGCACCCTCCCGGAGACCCACTTCAGGCTCGACCGGGGCAAGGACGACGGGCTGCGCGCCAGATGCCGAGACTGCGCTGACAGCTCCCTGCGCGCCCGACGGGCCTGCACCCAGGAATACGGCGGGCCAACTGGCCAGACCTGCTACCTGTGCATGAGCACCATCGGGAGCCATGCGCAAGCGCACGCCGACCACCTTCACCCCACAAGCGCCGGCGGAAGCGACGAAGCCAGCAACATCTGGTGGACCCACGAGTTCTGCAACATCGCCCGCGGTGCCCGCCCCCTCACACCCGACGAGTGGGACCAAGTGCGAAGCCTCCAGCAACGAGCGTCCGCAGCCACCAAGGAGATGGCCTCATGACCACCCAGACCCCCGCCAACCGCCGCGCCATAACAATTGCCGCCCCGGACCCCAACTGGCGCTCGTACAGCGCCTGCCGGGACGTGGACCCGGAGCTGTTTTTCCCGCACCGGGAGGACGGGCCGTGGGCTGAGCAGGTCGCTGATGCGAAGTCGGTCTGCTCGTGGTGCCCGGTCCGGCAGCAGTGCTTGGACTGGGCGTTGGAGACCCGGCAGGACACCGGGGTGTGGGGCGGCCTGTCGGAGTCCGAGCGGCGCTCCATGCACCGCCGGATCCGCCGGTACGACACCAGGATGCCGGGAGTGCCGGAGCAGATCATCCAGCACCGCCTGGCGGAGTTCGAGGCTGCGATGGCGGCCGGTGACGGGGTGGGCAGTGTGGCCCGGGCACTGGGAACGAACGTGACGACCGTGAACACCGTCCTTGCCTTGTTGGACGAGCGGAAGCAGCTGGCCGCGGCCTCCGAGGAGGTGGCGTGATGCCGGGGACGTTGCCCCCGCACGGGACCTCCAGCCGATACGCCCGCGGTTGCCGCGGGGAGGCATGCACCAAGGCCGCGTCAAGGGCCGACCTCCAACGGAAGGTGGACCGCGCCGCAGGAAAGCCTCGGACGGTATCCGCTGGCCCGGCTGCGGAGCACGTTCGCAAGCTGGTCGCCCAGGGGTTGAGCTACATGCAGATCGAGCGGGCGTGCGGTGTCAGCCCTGCGGCTGTGGCCCGGCTCCTGAACGGGCAGAAGCGGATCTTTCTGGAGAACGAGAAGAAGATCCTCGCAGTGCCCCTGTCGGTGCGCGTAGACCTCGGCGACGTACCCGCGTGCGGCGCTGTCCGCCGGGTGCGGGCCTTGTACGCCCTGGGGCACTTCAACCTTCAGATCGCTGCTGCGGCAGGTATGTCCCGCGACGCCATCGGGCACTTGGCCGCGGGCCGGTACCAGACGCTGAAGGTCAAAGCGGATGACGGTATTCGAGCGGCGTACGACCAGCTGTCGATGCAGGCCGGTTCGTCATGGAAGACCCGGAAGCTCGCAGAGGAGCGCGGGTGGGCGCCTCCGCTGGCGTGGGACGACGACACGATCGACGACCCGGCCGCGGTACCGCAGCTCGACGCCCCACAGGCCGGGTTCACCGAAGGCGACGACGTGGCGAACCGGTTCCTGATGGGCGAGTCCGTCGTCCTGGACCGGGAGGCACGCCGTGCCGTGATCTGCCACCTCATGGAGTGGAGCACCGAGACCCCGGAAGAGATCGGAAGCCGCCTCGAGATGAGCGAGGGCGCGGTGTCTCAGGTGTGGGTGCGGGTGAAGCGTGAGGCCCGGATCGCGGGCCAGCCCGTTCCGTGGCGGCGCGTGTACGTGTCGCTGAGTGAAATGAATCTGACCAAGGACGACTTGAGGAGTGCAGCCTGACCGGGCTGTGTGAATCACCTGAAAAACATGGTCTGACCTGCGAAAATATAGGTACGGGGCCGCTGGTGTTATCAGCACCAGCGGCCCCTAACTCACCATCCGACATCACCGGAAGGAGGGCTGATCGTGGACTCTACACAGCCACGTCTGCCGCTGCGAAAGCGGAAGCCCAACGACACCTGCGACCTCCCCGACTGTGACGCTCCGTTCGTTGCCCGTGGGATGTGCCGTAAGCACTACATGGCCTGGCACCGAGCCACACCCAGAGAGGCTCGGAAGCCTGCGCCAGGCTTCAGCCGGCTCACCGTAGCTGAACGGTTCAACAGCAAGGTGGCACAGGGTGCTCCCGACGAATGCTGGCCCTTCACGGGATCTCAGCATGGGTTCGGGCACGGTCAGTTCTTCATCTCCAAGGACCGCGGTCTCGTTCCAGCTCACGCCTTCGCCCTGGAACTGGCAACCGGCGAGCCGTGCCCGGCCGGAATGGAGACCTGCCACCACTGCGACAACCCGCCTTGCTGCAACCCGGCGCACCTGTACTTCGGCACGCGGCAACAGAACGTCGATGACATGTGGCGCAGGGGGCGGGCCAAGCGAGGAAGTCGGCACAGCAATGCTCAGCTGACCGAGGAGGCCGTGGTGCTGATTCGGCAGCGATACAAGGCTGGCGAGTTCGCGAAGACCCTCGCCGCAGAGTTCAACGTCCGCGAGGCCGCAGTTACTGCCGTCGTGCTGGGCAAAACGTGGAAGCACGTCGGCGGCCCGATCCACATACCGAGGAGCCCGAGAGGGCTTCAGCTGATCCAGAAGAGGAGCGCAGCCTGATGGCTGGAGAGTGCGTTATTACGATCGTCGGCAACCTCGTAGACGAGCCCGAACTGAGGTGGACCCCGGCGGGTGCCGCGGTAGCCAAGTTCCGGGTGGCGTCGACCCCGCGCATCTTCGATCGGCAGACCAATGAGTGGAAGGACGGCGAGGGCTTGTTCCTGACGTGCTCGGTGTGGCGTCAGGCGGCAGAGAACGCCGCTGAGACGTTGACGCGCGGCATGCGGGTCATCGTGCAGGGCCGACTGAAGCAGCGGTCGTACGAGGACCGGGAAGGAGTCAAGAGGACCGTGTACGAGCTCGACGTGGACGATGTCGGCCCCAGCCTGAAGAGCGCGACGGCGAAGGTGACGAAGGTGTCCTCGAGCGGTTCCGGCGGCCAGGGCCAGGGCCGGGGGCAGGCGCAGCAGGGTGCGTCGGCGGATGATCCGTGGGCGTCGGGCGCTCCGGCGGCGGCACCGGCCGGTGGTGGGTGGGGGAGTGGCGCCCAGGGCGGTGGGGCGTACGCGGGGGATGAACCTCCTTTCTGATCTTGATGGCGCATGGCGAGGGTCCGGTCTCTTCGGGGGTCGGGCCCTTTGTTGTGCCCGGGTGCACCATGACACCTGAAACGTATTGCTATGCAATACGAGAATGGGTATGGTGGTGACACCGCACCACACCACCCCAAAGGGGGCCCACCGTGCCGGAACTCCGCCTCCTCGACCCCGACGGCTACGTCGTCCCCGAGGGTCGCATCACCATCACCCCCACCACCGAACTCAAAGCCCGTGCCGACCTCAAGGCGCTCGCCCGCGACCACGCCGACCGGTACACCCACGCCCGCTACGACCACCGCAACTACCGCATCATCACCGCCCCGGAAGGCCCCCGATGACCCGCCAGACCTCCGCCCCGTTCGATCACGTCAGCCTCAACCCGTCCTTCCAGTCGGCCCGCTGGCTGGCCCGGCGCGTAGTAGAAGGCGAGATCGACGCGAACCCGCCCTATCAGCGGGGCCAGGTCTGGAGCGGCGAGCAGCGCCTCGCACTCGTCCAGACCTGGCTGCGCGGCCTGCCCGCTGGCGTCGTCATCCTCGCCGACCGCTGCAACGCCAAGTGGGGGGCCGCCAACCCGGGTGCCGACCCCTACGACACGGGTACCGGACTGTGGGCCGTGGTGGACGGCAAGCAGCGCCTGACCACAGCCGTCATGTGGTTCGGCAGCGAGTTCGCCATCCCGGCTTCCTGGCTGCCCGCCGACCACGTGGACGTCACCGAGGACACCGACGACGGCCCCTACGTCCGGCATAGCGGACTGACGCTGAAGGGCCAGCGGTTCATGGAGCGGTACTGCTCCCTCCTCGTCGCCGAGACCAAGGACTGCGCCACCGAGTCCGATGAGGCCGCTTTCTACCTCTTGGTCAACGGCGGCGGCACACCGCAGACCGACACCGACATGAACAACGCCGCCCGGATCGCCGGTGGAGAGGAAACCCGATGACCAACACCCCGATGACCCCGGACATGGCCCTGGCCCGTCTCCGCCACTACGGGGAGTCCACCTCGACCTGGTCGACCGCCACGTACAACGACGGCAGGGAGAAGGCCCTGCACCAGATCGCGGTGAGCCTCGCCGCCGAGGTCGAGCTACTGCGGGCTCGACCGGTCGAGGCGCACGTCCTACGCGGCACGGCATTCGCCTTGGAGGACGACCACCCCGATGCCGCCGCTGTGGTGCTGGAGCTGGCGAACCAGGCCGAGCGTGCTGCGGCTGCCCGTCCGTGGACAACAGGCGGCGACCAGCAGGCCAAGGACGCCCCGCGTGACCTCCGCCCGGGCGCCTGCGACGCGTGCGGCGCCATTCCGGACGAGTGGTGCCCGGACTGCGCGGCCTGCCACCAGGGCTGCCACGGCGGACACGACAACAACCCCTGCGCCCACCCCAACGCCTGCTGGAACACGGAGCCCACCTCGTGAAGGTCGTCCGCCACCACGTCGCCCCGTCCCCGTTCGGTTGCCGGTGGTGCGGTGAGCAGGCCGGAAGCCACGGCCACCGGTACGTCAACTCCCGGGGCATGCACGCCTGGGAGCAGCCCACCAACGCCCAACGCCTCGCCCGCATGCGCGCCCGCCGCGCCAACCGCAAGGAGAACTGACCGTGGCCAGTCTCGGCTACGCCACCATCCGTGCCCTGCTCTCCGAGCACCACCAGAACGAGGACGACGAGATCGTGGCCCGCCCCGGAGGTGGCTGGCTCATCATCACCGCCAGCCACGTCCTGCCCGATGGGCGGATGGACAAGGAGGCGGACACCTCGGACTGCCTCGCCATGTACAACACCGACCAGAAGGAGAACTGACCATGCCGTACCCGCAGTACCTCACCGCCGAAGAGAAGCTCGAACAGGGCAAGGAGGCCCTCAAAATTCCCCGCATCGTCGTCATCTGTGGCAGCACCCGGTTCATGGCCGACATGCACGAGGCGAACCTTCGGGAGACGGCGGCCGGCCACATCGTTGTGGCGCCGGGCTGCAACATGAAGGAGCCCCACGCCCTGTGGGCCACGGAGGAGCAGGCCGAGCCGCTCAAGGCCCGCCTGGACGACCTGCACCGGGCGAAGATCCGCCTCGCAGACGAGGTCCTCGTGGTCGGGGACTACATCGGCGACAGCACCCGCGCGGAGATCCGGTACGCGGCGTCGCTGGGCAAGTCGATCCGCTACACCCACCCCGAGGCCAACCCGCTGCTGGACGGTGCCGCATGACTGGCCCCGAGCATTACCAGGAAGCCGAGCGAATTCTTGCTGGGGCAGAGGACTTCGAGAGCGCCCCGCCCATCAGCGGCATGACCCGTGCCGAATGCGTGGTCGTCGCCCAGGCGCACGCGACGCTGGCCCTCGCGGCGGTCACCGCCCACCACATGGTCGCGACGACCGGCAACGACCGCGACGAGTGGAGCGAGGCCATCCACGGGCCCGCCGAGGACTACGACGTCAAGGACTCCCTCGGATGAGCGCCCGTGCCGCCGTGTTGGCGTTCCTCCAGAAGGCCGGGCTCAGCACACCCCGCGCGAACGCCCGCATCGACCAGCTGCTCCAGGAGCACGCGCAAGGGCTGAGGGAGCGCCTTGCGTTGGTCGAGGCGCTGGTGTCCGACTTCGTCGACCCCGACCCGTGCTGGTTCGACCACCACGGCTACTGCCAGGCGCACGGCTGGGTCGGCACCGATCCGGGGTGCCCGCACGGTCGGGCGAAGGCCCTCGGCCTGGAGGAGACGGAAGAGGACGGCTCGTGACCGCCCCCGCCCAGGTGGGCCCGTCACCTTCGGGTGGCGGGCCCACGGCCTCTCTCACCCCCAACGAGCTCGCCGTCCTTCAGCGGGCCGCCCAGGGCGAGACGTACGCCCAGATCGCCCACCACCTCGGGTACGTCGAGAAGTCGGTGAACAAGATGGCGTACCGCCTGGCCCGGAAGCTCGGCGCTGCCAACATCACGCACGCCGTGTTCCTGGCCTGCCGGGCGGGGGTGTTGGACGGGCGGCCGCGCCGGCACGGGGACCATGCGGGGTTCGCCGCCCATGTGTATCGGGGTGAGGAGCCGTGCGAGGCGTGCCAGGTGGGGGAGCGGGCGTACCGGACGGAGCGCCGTGAGGCCCGGAAGGTCAACGCAGCGTAGCCGGGCCCGTTCCGGTCTCGCCGTCGGCGCCCACCGGTCACCCTCAAGATTTCGGACATCTTAGACACGCCCGCCGGACGGAGACCCTCACCCCCTCGAATCACCTCCGCCCGGCCCTTGCTCGCCCGTAACCCACCGTCACGCCCCCTTGGAGTCCCTGTGATCCGCAAGCACCTGCCCGACATCATCTACGTCGTCATCCTCGTCGCCCTCGCCCTGCCGTACGGGGTGTTCGTCGGCACGGTCCGCGCCCCGCTGTGGCTGTCTCTGGTCCTGTGCGCGGTCACGGGCATCGTCATAGCCATCGCGGTGGACCCGCTGGCCCGGAGCATCGTGCGCCGCCTGGACGACCGTGCGCGGGTGCGGGGCTACGGCTGGGCCGTAGCCAACGCCCCCGTCTGCGCGCACTGCCAGACGCCGATCCTCGCCATGTCCGTCACCGTCCCCTCGACTGTGGACGGGGTGGCGCGGAGCTGGCACCTGGACGCCGACCACCTGCAGTGCAGAGAGGCCTACGCCGCCGACCGCGCGGCGTGACACCCCCATCTCCTTGGAGCAATCGTGAAGTACCTCCTCAAGTACCTGCCGAGCATCGTGTTCATCGTTGTGCTGGCCATCGCCCTCTGGGTTGTCCGCGTTCCGATCTGGGCCGCGATCGGCTTGAGCGCCAGCGCTGGGCTCGCGGTCGTCGGGATCCAGGCGTGGGCCAGCAGAGGCGGCCCCCGGTGACCGCCCGGCGCGGCCGGTGCCGGTACTGCAAGCGCCACATAGCCATCGGCGCCACCGGCCGGCTGTGGGACCACGGCTCCAACGGCGGCTGCCCCGGCGCCCACAACTTCCCCGCTGGCACCCGACACCACTGGCCGACCCGCCACAACGGGCAGCCCGTCACCACCATCCCCGGACCCGACACCTGGAACCCCAAGGAGACCGCAGCATGACCCAGCAGCCCGCTCCGCCCCGCACACACGACTTCGGCCCTGGCCGCCGCTGCTGGGGGCACGACTACACCATCACCCGGCGCGGCGAAGGCAACCTCACCGTAGAGGCCTCCGGGTGGGGTCACGACGGAGCCATGATCCAGGAGGGCGACTACCTGCTCCTCCAGGGCGGACAGCGGTGCACCCGCTACCAGGTCACGAAGATCCACCGGGTGATGGACCCGCCCGACATGTGGCACGCCGAGCTGGCTTTCGCGCCTCGTACGTACGCCACCCAGGAAGAGAAGGACGCCGCCCGATGACCGAGAGGACGCCCGCTGAGTTGCGGGAGCAGCGTGCCCGGTTGATCGCGTCGACCGGGCTCACCGAAACCGTCCTCCGTGAGCGGGCCGAAGCGTTCCAGCTGTACCCCGAGCACCACGACATCTGGGCCACGGTCGAGGGCATCGACTACCTCCTCAGTGACACTCCGGACGAAGCGCCGTCGCCATGGCCTCGGCCGACGGTCTGCGTCCACGACGGTGCATTCTCTATGGCCACCATCCATCCGGACGGGCGCTTGACGTACGGGGAGGGGTACGAGCCGGACGAGGCGGCACAGCAGTTCTGGGCTGCGTTGCAGCGGTGGGCCCCGCAAACGTTCCGCGCGTCCCAGGCCGAGGAGACGCTGCGGATGCTGGCCCCGATGTTCGAGGGCCTGCAGCGCCTCCTGGCGACCAGTTCCCGGGACTGGGGCGAGTACCGGGTCGACGCCTGGCTGTGGGCGGTGCTGCTCGGCTGGGACTGCGAAGAGGACGTCCACGGCGAGACGTGCGTCCACGGAACGATGGCGGAGATGCAGCAGGCGCACGGCTGGGACGACGCCGCGGTTGCGAAGGCACGTCGGTACCGGTCTGCGGTGCGCGCGGTCGAGGCGTTCAACGGGGAGGCTGGCCGGTGAGCGCCCGGAACAGTGCGGCCGCCCAGGCCGCCGTCCTGCGCGCCCGGGCGCGTCGTGGGGTGTGGCAGCGTCTCCTGGCCGTCCTCGGGGTCCGTACGGGCCGTGTGCGGCGTGCTGACGCGGTCGCAGCCCGGTGGGAGCATGGTGCTGCCGGGGAAGCCGCCACGGCCCGTCTGGTGGCTGCCCTGGGGGCGCAGGGGTGGGTGATACGGCACGACCTGCGGATGCCCGGCTCCAGGGCCAACCTCGACCACCTCCTCGTGTCCCCGTGCGGGACGGCGGTCGTGGTGCTGGACTCGAAGCACTGGCACCGCGGGCGCACCACCACGATGGTCGGCGGCCGGGTGCACTGCGGTACGGACGACCGGCAGGCCCAGGTCGACGCCGTTGCGTCGTACGCGCGCCGTGTCTTTCGCGCGCTGGGCCTGCCGGGGGTGGTGGTGTGGCCGCTCCTCGTCATCCACGGCTCTCCGATTGCTGGTGGCCGGCTGGAGGCGTCGGCGCCGGACTGGGACGGGGTCGTGCACGTCCTCGGCCCGGCCCGCCTGGTGCCGACACTGGCGGCCGCCCCGAAGCTGCACGACCCTGCCCGGGTGGCCGCCGTTGTGGCCAGGGTGGACCGGGTGTTGCTGCCGTACGTGCCGGGCCCTCGCCGCGTACGGTGACCGTGAGGGTGCCGCACAGCACCGTGGCCCACTGCCCTACCTCCGGGGTAGTGGGCCACTCTTCTGCGTTCCGGGCCCCTCCGCGGATCACCGTCATACCGGTCGTACGCTGGGAGGATGAGCACCCAGACCGGCCCGTGCGCCACCTGCCAGCAGCCCACCCACCGGTACGGGCTGGGCGGGAACCCGCTGTGCGCGAAGTGCCGGGCGCTGCTCCCCACCGCGAAGAAGCCGGCCGGTGCCTGATCTGAGCGACGGCGACGAGCTGGCGGAGACCCCGGGGTACCGGGAGCCGACACCGCTCGAGAAGAACCGGGCCCTGGAGGAGTGGCTGCGCTGGCAGCTCGGGCAGGTCCAGGGCCGGATCCGGGATCTGGAAGCGCAGGAGGTGGAGGATCGGCGGCGCCGCCAGCAGGCGTACGCCGGGCTCCACTGGAAGATCCAACCCCAGCGGTCGAACGAGGTGGCGCTCCTCCACCGCGGGGACTGCGGGACGTACCCGGTGCAGAGCGGGTTCATCGGCGAGAAGGACGCACTGATCGCGTTGTCGATGCCGGAGGTCGAGACGTGCCCGATCTGCCGGCCGGAGACCGGGCTCACCCAGGGGTAGGCGTGGCGGCCGCCATCGCGGCGGACGTCGGATTGTCGACCGCCCGGATCTACCAGATTCTGGGTAGGCGGCGCTGATCAGTCCGGGACGCAGAGATACCCCCCCAGGCACGGGTGGGGGTATCTCTGCGTCCGGGGTCAGCCGACCCGGACCTCGATCTCATCGGCTTCGGCCCGCGCAGGCACCCGGTACACAACGCTGAGCACCGCGTGGGCAGGGATCAGGAACGCGTCGTACTCGCCGCCCTGGTCCCGCTGGTCGGCCGGTCGGGGGTCGACGTGGAGGAAGCCGCCCTCGACCGCGACCCGTACGTTATGCAGGCGGTCCAGCAGCTGGCTGGAGGCGTTGGGGTTCGGGATCAGCTTGCCGTCGAGGTCCAGCAGGGTGACGGTGCGCCAGTTCAGTGCCATGGGAAGGGTCCTTGCGTCGCTCGGGTGGGCCGGTGGTGGCATCGGCTTCGAGGCGGGACCACCACCGGGTGTACAGCCTGGCACGAGGCACTGACACTGCGGGCTACGCCCGGGAGAAGGCCACCATCTGCCAGCCCGAAGCCTCGTCCAGTTCCCCGAGCTCCAGGGTGTACTGGTGCCGCATCGCGATGAGGTCGATCTGCTTGAGGTACTGGGCGTTGACGTAGCGCGCCGCAGGGACAGCGTTCAGGGCGGAGGCCAGGGACAGCTCCTGGTCGATGGCGCCGCACGTGTATCCGGCGACGAACGCCGCGTCGTCGAAGGGGCCGCCCTGCGACTGCACCAGCACCATCGGCATGGCCAGCTCGTACTCGGTGTCCTGCTCGTCGCTCATGCTTCTCCGCCTTGTAGTTCTGCGAGCCGCGCCGCGCCCTTGTCAGTGAGCCAGCTGGTGCGGAGGCTGACCCCGCAGTCCAGGTGCCCGCGGTCGTCTTCCCGGACGTACGCGGCGTTGACGACGTTCTCCGGGTAGACCGTGCACAGCGTCCACCACGCCCCCAGAAGAGCGCCTCTGTAATCGCCGGGCGTGACAGGGCGGCCGCGGTGGTCGTGGATGGCTTGGAGTAGAGCGAGGGTGGTGATGTCGGCGCGCTTCGGTGCCGGGGGCGCGGTACGCAGGGGGACGTGGCGTACCGCCTTGGCGGCCTGGTTGGGCTGGTCCGGGTCGACGTACCGGTGCCCGTCGGCGTTGCGGAGGAACTCGGTGTACTCGATCAGCTGGGTGCCGTCGGGATCGGTGACGATGCTGATCGGGTCGAGGGCAACGTCCTTGGGGTCGATTCCGTGCTCGCGCACCCACGCCTGGAGCTTGGTGTTGCGTGGGGTGCCGAGCAGGTAGGGCCAGGTCTCCGGGGTGGCGAGGAGAACCCGGGTGTCGGCGGTCTCCGGTGTGGCGGTCACGCCCCCTCCCCTTCGCCCGGCTGCGGCACGCTCTTGGAGTGGTGGAGTGGGGTGGTGGCGATGTCGCCGGCGGCCTGCTGCTCGGACAGGAGGTAGTACGTCTTCCCGCCGTCCGTGGAGAACGCCTCGCCGTTGCGGTTGGACTGCCACAAGGGGAGGGGGGTCATGCCTTCGGCGTGCCGGTCGATCCACTCTGCGGGGTCGTCGGTGAGGTCGGTGAGGGGCTGGAACCGCAGGAGGCGCTCCAGGTACTGGGCGCCTGCGTGGGCGCTACTTCCGCTGTGGCCCATGTCGGCGAAGGCTTGGACGACTTTGCAGAGGCCGCGGATGGTGTCGCGGTCTTCGCCGAGGATGCGGAGTTCGCGGCGGGCGTGGGCGACGAGGTTGGACTCGACGGCCCGCGGAGCGGCGCTGCGGCGTCGGGGCGGGCCGGGGGTCGGTTCGAGGGCTCCGGGGATGGCGGGGGCGTCGTTGTTGCTGAGGGAAGGGCTCATACGTCCATGCTGTGCCCGCCAGCCCGGTTTGTTGCCCCCGGTCGGGTGCGGGCCGACGCGGGGGCGCAGGGGCGGGTCAGGCGTGCCAGGTTCCGCGGATCGCGGCGGTGGTGAAGCCGGGCCCGTAGGCGACCATGACGCCGCGGGCACCAGCGGTGGGCGGTTCGGTGTACGTCCGCTCCAGGATCCGCAGCACCGACGGCCCGCCGAGGTTGCCCTCCTGCTCCAGGGTGTCGGTGCTGTGCCGGGTGTCGTGGGCGTCGAGACCGAGCGCGCGGGCGGTGTCGTTGATGATGCGCTGCGACCCAGGGTGGATGACCCCGAAGTCCACCAGGTCCGACCCGAGCCACTTCATGAGGTCGGGGAGGACGTCGTCGGCCGCGGTCAAGGCCTGCTTGGTGGAGTCGAAGTGGAAGCCGGCGTGGTCGACGCGCCCGTTGTAGCGGGTGAGGCTGTCCGGGAGGACGTGCTCGTACGTGTCCGCGGGGGAGCCGACACGGAGGCCGGGGCCGAGGGGCTGGGCGGTGACGATGGTCGCGGCCGCGCTGTCCCCGAAGAGGGCCTTGTAGATCATGTGCTCAACGGCGTCGTCGGCGTGGTTGTAGATCGCGCTGATGGTTTCCGCGGCGACGACGAGGACGCGGGCGTCGGGCCGGGCGGTGACCATGTCGACGGCGCGGATCAGGGCTTGGGTGCCGCCGGCGCAGGCCAGGGTGGTGAGGGCGACACGCCGTACGTCCGCGCGGAGCCCGAGGCGCTCCACCAGGTGGATGTCGAGGTTGGGGACGGCCCAGCCGGTGGAGTGGGTGGTGATGATGGCGTCCACGTCGGCGGGCTCGAGGTGGTGGTGGGCCAGGGTTCGGTGGGCTGCTTCGGTGGCGAGGTTGAGGGCGTCGCCGAACGCGGCTGCGGACCGGTCATCGATGCCGGCGTCTCCGGAGACGGTGGGGGCGTCCAGGGGCCGGGTGAAGTAGCGCGTCTTCACTCCGGTGTTGGCGACGATGCGGAGGATCGCGCCGAGCTTGGGGTGAGCAGCGTGGTGGTGGCGGATGTCGTCGGCGATCTGGGTGGTGGTGACCTGGTGGGTGGGGAACACGGTGGCGGGGCGGTGTATGTAGGCGGGCACGACATCCTCCGGCAGGCCTGGGCGGCTGGTTCCGCCAACCTAAGGCACACCGTGCGGGGTATTGCCCCTGATCAGAGGCCTGAAATACGGGGCGTACGGTCGGTTTCCGTTTGCTGGGGCGGGTGTGACCGGTGGTACGTGTGGGGTGGTTCCTGCGGTTCCAAGGCCCGGTTTCGGGCGCGGGCGGGCATGGCCTGGCGTGGTGGCGGACGCATGGGTGAGGCCACCTGCGCGATGGGGGAGGGGCGTGCAGGTGGCCTCAGTCGATGGGTGTCGGTTTGTCAGGTGGAGTCGGCGCGGAGGGCGGGGGTGCGGGCGTGGGCTCGCTGCTCCCCGGCGTGGAATATCAGCACGATGAGGCGGGCGCCGGGTGCGGCCATCGGCTGCGCTGCGCACATCGTGACCCAGCCGGGGCCGGCTTCGGCGTGGAGGAGGGGGCGTTCGTCGCCGTCGGGGTGGATGTGGGCGACGGATCCGGTCCAGATCGGGGCGCAGTCGGGGTCGTTGAGGACTTCCTCCTCGAGGCCGCGGAGGATCGGGTCGTCGGGGCGTGCGGCAAGAGCGGCCCGGAGCTGGGGGAGGACGAGGGGTGCCCACGCGGTGTGCCAGTCGGTGAGCATGTGGCGTCCGGCCGGCTCCAACACCATCCACCGCATGGTGTTGCGGGGTACCTGGCCGCCGGGAAACAGGGCGGCGAACGGGGCGTTGTGGGCTATGAGCTCCCAGGAGGCGTCGGTGATGTACGCGGGGTGGTGCATCCCGTCAACGGCTTCCTGCCACACTCCGGGGACCTGCTTCCCGGAGGCGGGGGTGAGGGGGCCGGGGGGGTCTCCGATGCCGGCGTACCGGCAGAGGCTGGTCCACTCCTGCTCGTTGAGGGCGAAGAGGGCGGCGACGGCGCGGAGGTAGTCGGCGGGCGGGTTGGGGTAACGGCCGGACTCGAGGCGCCGGTACGTGCCGCCGGTACGGCCGGTGAGTTCGTCGACTTGGTACTGGGTCAGGCCGGGTGCGCGGAGGCCTTGTTTGCTGGGGCGGGAAAATCCGTGTCCGGCGGGGTCGATGAGTCCCCGACGCTCCGTCAGGAGTTTACGAAGGGCATCCTTACTAACCTTGCTCATGTGCTCGTATTCCCCCGTGTATGAGGCATGCGGTACTGGTGGAAAGCCTAGTTGGCGCCATGGTTTTTAGCGCTAAAAAGTTGCCCTAGAAAAGTGGCTGTTTACCGGTGATGCTGGCGTGGTGTCCCGCTGGCCTGCGGAGTCTCGCAGCGCCCTGGGCGGGCGGGGCATGTGTGGGATTCCCGGCCATTCCGTGTGAGCGGTGTGCGGTGTGGTCACGCAGCGGGAATTCCGTTGCCCGTCTGGAACGGTGGCGGGAAGGGCTTGACCGGCAGACCGGTATTCCACCCCATAGGCGGGTGGGGCTTCGCAGCACGGTCTGTTGGTCCGGCTCTTCCGGTGGCCTTCCCGGCATCCCCCTGCCGGGTGGGGCGGGCGCGAGGCGCGGCTGGTACTTAGGTGCCGGCCGCGCCTTCGTCATGTCCGGGGCGGCCGGGTGCCGGTATGGGTGCACTGCCCGGCGGTGAGACGGCGGATCGTGGATTCGTCGGCGCGGTTCTCGGCGACAACGTGGTCGACGATCTGGTCGAGGCTGTAGTCCTCGCCCGGCTCGGCCCAGCCGAGGACCTGGGTGGCGAGGGTGTGGCGGCCGCGGCCGATGGTGTTGATCAGGTCGACGGTGGCCTTCATCAGGCCTGCGTGGCCCGCCTCCTGCGCCCGCACCAGTTCGGCGAGTTGCTCGGCTTCCTTGGGGAGGATCACCCCGCGTAGCAGCCGGTCGAGGAGGCGGTGGACGGGATCGGGCTGGGTGGTCACGTTTCCTCCTCGGGTACGGCGGTGATGGCGAGGCCCCATCCGAGGTAGCGGAACGCCGCCTGGATGGTGCTGATGGGGTGGTCGGCGATGTGGGTGGCGAGGGCGTGCGCGGCCGGGTCGTCGGGCTCTATCGGGTCGGCGGCCGGGCGCTCGGGCTGAGTGGTCACGGCCCCTCCTCTCGGTGTGCGGCGTTGATCTGGTCGCGTATGGCTTCGGCTCCGGTGAGGAACTCCCGCCACCTGGTGGGTTCGGGCCCGGTCTTGCCGAAGTGGACGCGGAGTTCGGCGACAAGGACGTCGTCTCCGGGGTTTTCGTCGCCGTGGCCGAGGGCTTCGGACAGGACGTCACGGAACCGGTCGGCTGCACCGGCGGCGGTCTGCCTGGCCTGCCGCTGGTCTTCGAGGTCGGCACGAAGGTGGGCGAGCTCGTCGGGCTGGGGCTGGGTCGTCACCGGGCCCCCTCGGTGTCGTCGAGGGCGAGCTGCCCGGGGGCCTGCATGACGGGCTCGGGCGGCATGAGGGTGTCGAAGTGGGCGCGGTGGGCGTCGTCGTCGGCCGGGCAGATGTGCCGTTCGGTGAGGTCGCGGGCAAGGACTGCCCACCCGGTGGTACGGACGGTCTGTTCGGCGGTGGACGCGTCGGCGAACCAGACGGGCTCTTCGGTCTCGGGGCCGACGTACTCGGTGTGGCAGATGTCGCAGGTGATGACGTAGCAGTGCTGGAGGCGTGTGGCCACGGTGGTCCTTCCGGGTTGGGGGGTGGCCGCCACACAGCGGCCATCCGGCGGGGACAGGTCAGACAGCGGGCTGGTCGAGGGCGGCGCGGATGCGGGCGGTCGCTGCCCGGACGGTGGGGTCGGTGGTCGCCGCGTCGATGGCGTCGCACTCGGTGCGGATGGTGGCGGCGAGGGTGCGGGCGGCACGGAGGGCGATGGTTCGGGCGGCGCGTTCGCCGGGTCCGGGCTGGGTGGTACGGCGGCGGGGCGGGTTGGGCATGTCGTGGTCCTTCCGGGTTGGGGTGGCCGCCCCACCCGGGGCGGCCACCCAGCAGGGGCAGTCAGGCGGCGGGGGCGGTTCGGGTCACGAGAGCGAGTGACAGAGCGACCAGTTCGTCGTCGGGGCGGGGGTCGTCTCGCCACCGCAGGACGGAGCAGCCGGTGATGGACCCCTCGTCGATCTCGTGCAGGGTCGGCTCCTGCCAGGCGCGGTCCTGCCAGTCCTCGGAGGGAGGCGTGGCCCCGCCCCGGGCGTTGTCCGGCCATGAGACCAGTACGGTCCGCTCAACCAGAGCGGCGGTGAAATCGGCGGGCTCGGTCATGGTGGTCTCCTCGGTGGGCCGGGATCACCCGGCAGCAGGGGCGGGGGTGGTGGTGTGCGGCGCGAGGCCGAGCACGATGGCGGAGGTGCAGGGCCAGGGGGCGTATCGGCGGTGTGCGGGCCGGCTCCCCATCCGGGGGTAGTTCCAGCGGCAGCGGGCGCATACGACGGCCCGGTTGGGCCAGTCGCCGCCGACCTCTATGGGCTCGTGGCCGAACGTCTCGGGCGTGGTCATCGTTTGACGTCCTCCCAGCCCTTTCGGGGCGGGGATTCCCTCACTGGCGCTCGTTGTGGCGGAGCGCCTTGAGCTGGGTTCCTGTTTCATCGGCCGATGCCTCCGCAAGCGGAGGAGTTACTCAGCCTCCGCAGGCGTTTACGGTCTCCGCCCGTCCGGCGGCGACCTTGCGTCCTTCGGTCTTGATGTTGCGTGCGGCGTTGAAGTCGCGGTCGTGCACGGCCCCACAGTTGAGGCAAGTCCACGTCCGGACCTTGAGGGGCTTCGGGCCGTCCTTGAACCCGCAAGCCGAACAGAGCTGCGAGGAGGGAAAGAACCGGTCCACCCGTGCGAAGGTGCGGCCGTAGCGCGTGGCCTTGTACTTCAGCATTCCGACGAAGGTGGACCATCCGGCGTCGTGCACAGACTTCGCGAGACGGGTCCGTCCGAGACCGCTCACTGCAAGGTCTTCCACGTACACCGCTTGGTTCTCGCGGATGATCGTGGTCGACAGCTTGTGGTGAAAGTCCCGGCGGGCATTCGTTGTTCGGGCGTGCGCCCGTGCAACCTTGACCACGGCCTTCTTGCGGTTGCTGCTTCCCTTCGCTTTCCGGGAAAGGCTCTGCTGCGCCTTGCGGAGGCGCTTCTCTGCCCGCCGGAACAGCTTCGGCGCAGCCACTTTCCGACCGTCGGAGAGGACCGCGAAGTGCGTGAGACCCAGGTCGATCCCCACCTCGCCGTCCGCTTCCGGTAGCACCTCGGACGGGTCGGTCTGGATCACGAACGAGACGAAGTAGCGTCCGGCCGCATCCTTGATCACGGTCACCGACGAGGGGGCGGACGGCAGCTTCCTGGACCAGCGCACCGAGACGTCGCCGACCTTCGGCAGGCGAAGCTTCCCGTTCGGTAGCACCCGGAAGCAGTCCGACTTGGTGTACCGGGCTACTTGCCGGTTGTCCCGCTTCGACCTGAAGCGGGGCTCGCCGACCTTGGGCCCTTTCCGTTTCCCCGACATGGAGTCGAAGAAGTTCCGGTACGCCGCGTCGAGGTCGCGCAGGGCTTGCTGCATGACACCGACGGGGGCGTTGACCAGCCACGCTCGTTCGGGGGTGCGCTTCGCCTGGGTGATGAGCGTCTTGGACAGCTCGCCCGACCTGGGGAAGGGCACCTTCGCGGCGTGCGCATCCTTCCGAATGCGCAGAGCGTCGTTGTACACCACCCGCGCGCACCCGAACGTCCGGGCGAGCGCTGCGCGCTGGCCGGACGTCGGGTAGACGCGGAAGTTGTACCGAAGCTGCATGGTCCCATTCTAGCTCCATCATGGGACCAGTGCCAGAATGGGACCATGACGAAACACGTGAATCTCCGACTCCCCGACGACGTGCACGAGAAGGCTGTGGCTGCTGCCGCCTCCGACGACCGCTCCCTGAACTCATGGCTGATCTCCGTAGTGCGACGTGCCACTGAATCCCCCGGCGCATCGGACCGCCTCGGCGACGATCCGGCCTGAGGTCACTGGGGCTCCTCGGGCGCGGCAGGGGCAGCGGGCGGCCCGGGGCAGAGGAACGGGTAGTCGGGGTTGGTGCCCTTCGGCAGGTGCGTGGGCGGCTCCGCTGGCTCGACGGGCAGCGCGGGCGCGTCCAGCAGTTCGCACATGCCGCAGGAGAAGCCGACGGTGATCGCACCGGTGGCCAGCGGGCATGTCTCCCGGTGGGCATCTCGGACTCGCCGGAGCTTGTCGGTGAGGGCGGAGGCTCCGTGCCCGTACTGGGTGACCATGTCGCCGAGCCGGCGGATCTCCGCTGCCTGGCCCGCCTCGGTGGTGGGCGGCTGCACCCCGGCGGCAGCGTCGTCGGCCAGGCGGCGGAGGGACGCGGCCACCTCCAGTTCCACCACGCAGTTCTGGCAGTCGGACCGGAACGCCGCAGCCACCTCGGCGGCTTCGCGGAGCACGGCGGCCCGGTCGGCAGGCGCGGGCGGGGCGGCGTTCAGCGCGGCCTCGGCTTCGCCCGCCCGCAGGATCTCCTGCCCCAACTGCCGCCTGACCTCGTCAAGGGTGCGCTCCAGGGTGAGGATCTGCTCGGACTGCTCCAGCACCCGCCTGCCGCGCCGCCTGCACTCTGCGCCCACCTCGTCACGGCGCCGCTGGAGGGCCGCCAGCTTCTTCTCGGTCGCGGCCCGGTCGTCCTCACTCGTGGTGCCGAGGAGCTGCCGTCCGCAGCGGGCCCCCTTCAGCCACTCCCGGACGTCCCCCGTCGTGACCGGGCGCTGCTCCCGGTCGGCGATATCGCAGCACTCCCCGACGAAGGCGAGGGCGTCCTGGGCTTGGTACAGCTCGGTGTTGAGCTCGTCGGCCATCTCGCGGGCCTCCTCGGCGGTGAGCTCGGCATACGGGGGCCGGACGCCGTGCTGCGGGCAGTCCTCCTGCGGCCCCTCGTAGTTGCCGACGCCCGGGGTGCCGCACGTGCACTCGGTGGTGCCGAGGAGCTGCCGGGCCACCGCCAGGGCCTCGACGTGTGTGCTGGCCCCGACCGTCACCTTCAGCCCGGTCTCCTCCGGGTGCGCGGAAGCGTCATCGATCACCTGCCAGATCTCCGCCTCCCGGTCCAGCCAGGCGGCCAGGGCGAGGCCGACCCCGGGGTGCATCAGGGCGATGTAGTCGGCGTTCAGGTGCCCGTTGTACTGGCTGTCCAGGGTCGTGAGCGTCTTGCCCTTACCGACGAGCAGGGCGTCCTTCGTTTCACCCCACCGCTCGGCGGGGTGGTCGGCGGTCCACGGCCCTTCGGTGGCGTCGATCGACGCTTCACGGAGCAGCTCGGCAGCGGCGCGCAGCTCCTCGGCGGGGCGGTCAGCGGGGGTGGGTGAGGTGGGCATCAACGGCTCCAGGTGGTGTGCGGGGCGGCCGGCGGCGGCGGTTCGGGGCCCGGGGGAAGGGGGCTCTTCCAGGGTCAGCCCGTTGTGGCCGTTCGTTCCCCCGGGTCCGTACGGGCGATGCCCCATGATACCGCGAAACGTATTGCATAGCCATACGAATGCGGGAGCGGTGTCCGGGCATGACGAAGCCCCCGACCACACCGGTCAGGGGCTCAGTGCTGCACTACTCCCGCAGCACGCCTACGCGTTGGTGTCCGCGTCCTCGAGCTGGTCGTCGTCCAGCCAGTGGCCGGCCAGTCGGTCAGGCCCGGCCAGCGTTCTCCGCGTGGCTCAGCTGCGACGGCTCGGTACGGGGCGCGTCCTCGTACCAGCAGAACGGGCGGATCGTCCGGGACGCCGAGAACGCCCGGGTGGCCGCGCCGACGACGCTGCCGGGTTCAATGAGGGCACCTTCGATGGAGGCGGCCATCCGCGCCCCGTGGTGCTCACACCCGGTGGCCACGTTCCCGGCGCCGTCAAGGACGGTGACGGCGTCGTACGGGCCGCAGCAGGGGGTGGGGTCCTCGATGTGCGCGGCGGTGCAGCGTTCGGCCGGCGGCGGGGTGGGGGCCTGGTCCACGACGTCCTCCTTGGTGCGGGGGTGTTCCCACTGTGGCATCGGGGACTGACAGGCCGGGCGGAAACACGACACCCCCCACCCGAACCGGGCAGGGGGCAACCAGGCGTGGCCGTTACGGTTCCGGGTGCACCTCGGGAGGTTCACCGCAGGTGACGCAGACGTCCGGCTGCATGAGCGTGTCCCAGAACTTGTGCGCGAAAGTGCCGGGGCCGGCGTAGTTGCGTTGCGCCTCTTTGAGGCAGTTCCGGCCGGGGGTGCACCGCCCGCAGCAGTCGTGACCCGGGATGGTCCAGTTGACCTTCTTGGAGCATGCGTAGTGGCGGCACATGTAGTAGTAGCCGTGGTTGTTCAGTTGGACGTGGCGGCCGAGGTGGTCGTAGCGCCCTTGTCCGGTGTTCTCTGCGGACTCGATCGGGCGTGCGGGCTCGTCCGCAGGCGCACGTCCGCCTGCGACGGCACGAAGGGCTCCCGCGGCCGAGACTGTGAGACCGGTGACCACGATGGTCTTCGTGGTGGGGTGGAGGTTGTCCCAGCGGGCGGCGATGCGCTGGCGCAAGGGCGGCTTGGCGGGCTCGCTGGGTTCGGTCCGGGGTGTGGTGGTGATGTCGGTCATGGGGCCCCCTGGGCGTGCGGTGGTGCGAGAACCGTAGCGACTCGAAAGGTCAACGAAATGTCAGAGCGGCGGCTTACAGTGCGGCGATGTTCATACTTTCCATCGCGCTGACCGTGATCGGCGCTGTGCTGTCCGTCCTCGGCGTGTACTGGGGTGCACTCAAGACCGTCCGCGAGTACCGGGTCTTGAAGACTGATCTGGCGAAGCTCGACACGATCGTCCGCGACACGGAGGCCACCTCCGAGGAGCGGACCCAGCGCCGTCACGCTCTTCGGCATCCGACCGGGAACTGGGGGAGTCTGGAGTACTTCGAGGAGAACGCCCAGTTGGCGGCGCTCGAGCTGGTGGTGCATTCGTTGAAGTGGCCGGCGCTGCTGACGGTGGCGGGGGTGCTGGTGGGGTCGGTCGCGAACGTCGTGTCCCTCTGGGCGTAGAGCAGCCCCCGGCCGGCGTACGGTCGGGGGCTGTCAGGTGATCAGGAGGCCAGATCCTTACCGTTGTGAGCGTGCCGGGCCCGCGGGGTGCCTGAGAACGAGCCAGCCCGCCCCTGGGGGCCAGACCGCATCATCTGCTCAGCCTCAGCGCGATCGGCCGCCTCGGCCGTCACGGGCATGACGTCATTCCAGTAGATGTCGAGCATTGTTCGGAGTGTTGTCGGGGTCTGATCGGGGCCGGTCGGCACGGTAAGCCTGTCGAGGAGCTGCCACAGTTCGTAGTCCGTCTGGTCAGCGATCCCGCCGGCCCGCGCGTGCGCAGCTTGATGGCGTTGTACAGCTACGGAAAGGCGCCGCAGGGTTTCCCGTGCCCCTTGAGCGACTTCCACGCTCTGAGCCCGGTTGACGTTCCGCTGCTCTTTGCCGAGTTCGGAGATGGCGCGCTGAACACGCTGGTGGAAGTTGGCGCCCCTGCGGCGGGTGGCTTCGTACTCGGGCTGGCTACCGAACCAGTCGGCTTTGCCGGCCTCGCCGCGGGCGAAGCACTCGGTACGGAACGCGTCGCGTTCGGTCTTGCGCCGTCGCAGGACGCTTGCGGTCCGTTCGTGGACGTTGACGAGGAGCTGCCGAGACCGTGCCAAGTTGTCAGGGTGGATGATCGCCGCCCACGCTTCGGGGTCCCTTGTCGGCGGGTGGATGTTGGAGACGATGAGTTGTTCGTACTCGTTGTCGGGTAGCTGGGCGATCTCTTCAGCGTCCACTACTGGCCTCCAAGCCGGTGTTGGGCGGTCCTGAGTTCATAGTGGCGCACGGGTCTGACAAGCACTCTGATACGCCGAAATAGGTCAGACCGATGCGCTACGGCTCTCGCCGGATGGGGCGGGCCTCGTTCAGGTCCGTCGGCCGAGCGTGGCCGCCATGGGCCAGACGCCGCCGAGAACGGTGACGGCCCCGCCGAGGTGCTGGAGCTGTTCTCCGGTGAGGGTGAGCAGTCCGCAGAGGGCGATGGTCATGGCGGCGGCCGCGATGTGTGCGGGGGTCGGGTTCTGGCCGGGCAGGTGGTTATCGGTCATCGTGGGGGCCTTCCGGGGCGTGGTGGGTGGTGCTGGTGGACGATGGGGCCACCACGCCGGAGGGCCTCCTGGGGGAGGACCGGTTGGGAGACGCACCGCGGGCCTTAGGCCTCGGAACCGGTGGCCCGGGGTGCGCACCCAACATACCCACTCTCGTATTGCTAAGCAATACGGTTCGAGGTTCCGGGTAATTCAGAACGGCGCCGGGCTGCACTCCTCGGCATCGGCCGGCTGGTAGCGAGCGGCTTCAACCTCCCACCACGCAAGGCCCTCCGTCTCGGCGGAGTCCTCCACAAACGGCTCGCCGGGCTGTGCGGCCCTCTGCGGCGGCAGGGCAGCCTCGGCGGAACCGGTGCCCGCCCGGGCGGAGTTCGCGCCCTGGCGAGGCGGCTGGGCGCGCAGCCGGGCCCGTTCCGCCCGCCAGTCCGCCAACCGCTCCACACACAGCCGGCACACCTCCTTGGTGTCGACGTCCGCCCCGTTCTCGCACCGCAGATCCGGACACGCGAACCGGTCCCCACGCCGCAACGGCCGCACCAACGCGACCGCGACCCCCACCGGGCTGTCGAATGCCTTCTCCTGGGCCCAGATGTCCGCGAACCCGTGATTCGCCCACCGGAACCAGATCCGGTCCCGCATCTGCTCCACCGTTCGCCCCTCCGCCATCGCGCCCAGGATCGCGTCCGACAGCACCGGCAGATCCGGCAGGTCGCTCTCGAGGAGCTCCGGCGGGAAGAACGCCCGCACCCGGCGAACCAGGTCCAGCTGGTCCCGGGAGTGGGCCGCCTTCTTGCTGCCGCTTTTCGCCGTTCCGGCCGCCGTGCCGCGGGTGTCGGTCTTCGGGGTGGGGGAGGGGCTGGTCTTGCGGGACGCGGCGGAGCCGCCTTCACGCGCACGCCCGCTACTACCTGCAGAGGGCCTACGGCCGTCACCAGGGCTACGCCCTGAAAGGGCATCTCCACCGGTAGCCGTACCAAAAGAAGGAACCAGAGGGCCGTCACGTTCAGGCTGCTCAGGTGCCGGATCCGGGTCGGAATTTGAACCCCGTGGGTCGGAATTCAAACCCGCCGGGTCGGAATTCCGACCCGTACCCTCCTCCGGGGCATCGCCATCGCCCTCCGGGTCGGAATTCCGACCCGCCTCCCGCGCGGCCGTCATCTCAGCGATGTGGCCCAGCTTGACCTCGGCGTTTCGCCATCCGGCGTACCCCTCGGGAGGCATGTCGTTGATCCGGAGCCGCATGGTGCGCTGTGCCGCCCCGGCGCGAGACGACGTCTTCACCGGGCCGCCCTCCGGTGTGGAGATCAGGCCGACGCTGGACAGGCCGGCCAGCATCCCGCGCACGCGCGTCAGGCTGCTCGGCTTCCCGTTCGGCCCGGGGATCAGGTCGCACAGGACAGCCAGAGTCAGCTTGCGGACCGGGTTCTTGTACTTCTCGACCACCAGCGCCCGTAGGACGAGGTAAGCCCGCACGTCCGGGTCCCGCAGGAAGGGACACAGGGCGATCCAGTCGTGCACGCGCGTCGTGAACCAGCCCCCGTCCTCGGGGCCGTACAGCTCGACCGTGGTGTCCTCGGGCAGGCCGAACTGGAACTCATCGGCACTCATCCGCTCACCCCCGCCATACGGACGACCACGGAGCGTGCACTTGCGGGGGTGCGGGGCACTACCGGTACTCTCGGGCGCATGAGCGACCTCGTTCTTTGAGCAGAGTGGACGTTCTGTGGGCAGCGGGCTGGAACCCGCTGTTGTGCTTGGAGGCCCGGTGGTGCTGCGATCCACCGGGCTTTCGCATGTCCAGGACTACCGCGTACTGCGGCTATGGCCGGGCGTAAGCGGTTCACGACTCGCCGCCCGCCGCGTGGCGCACGCGAAATCGACCGTTGTTCTGGAGAAGCCCGTCCGACCGCAGTAGTTCCAAGGCGGAGCGCGTCATGGCCCGTGAGGTGGCATATTGCTCGCTGAGGACGCCCACAGCTGGGAGGCAACTACCTGGTGGGTACTTGCCAGCGTGTACAGCGCTTCGGATCTGCTCCGCCAGCACTCGGGTTTCCGTCGTCAAGGCAGGGTCACTCTTCCGGTTGCTGGTACGCCAACCGGCGCCAAGTCGGTGGGTGTCTCCGAATCTCGGTCTCTCCAACCGCTCGATCTCTTCCTCCGCGAGGAGCGCGGCCTTCCTGTTTTCGCGCCAAGTGATGTCCGCTTGGGCAACCCAGTGCCACCAGAGCTTTCGGTTGGCGTGATCCTTGAGGCGGGTTTCGGGGGCCACTGAGATGCCGACGTACAGGAGTTCGCCACTTCCGTTCAGTAGCCGGTACACCGCAGTGCGGCCTGTGTACTCCGCGTTCCACGGAGACTCCATGCTGCTTGTCACGGCTGGCTCCCTTCGTCTCCTCCGGCGTGCCCTGGGCGCCGGTAGTTCTGGCGGAAGAACTTGAGGAACGGCTCTGTCTCCATGAGGAGCGCATTACCGGCCTCTCCGTACGGGTACGGCCTATCAACGCCGAAGGGCCACACGTCGGCGTAGAGCTTCGACGTGGCGATGTGGCGGACGCCTTCGCGGGTGATGCTGTCGACGATCTTGAGCTTCACGAGGAGCTGGGCCCCGGATGTGAAGGTGACGGCCGGCGGCAGCCGTGTTTCTTCCTGATCTTGCTTCTTGCGGGCGCTCATCGGCGTCTCCGCACGTCGCGACCACTTGGCGGATTGCCAAGTGAAGGCGATACGCTCATGACGAATCTCCCTAGCTGGGGGTTCACGCAGCCACTTGTCTTCGCAGGTCGGTGGCTGTAAGGGGCGGTCGGCCGGGTGATGACCGGTCGGCCGTCCGCGCGTCCGGCTGGATGCCGGGGCGGACAAGATCAGGCGTTATCAGCCCCTTCCTGCGGGCGTAGCGACGTGGTCCAGCGGAGGATCGTCGACCCCTCTGCAACCTTCACGGCCACCTCGACGACACGGCCATCTTCGAGCGTCACCGTGCGGACGACCTGAGTGACGACCACGTCAGTGGCAGTCAGGCCCAAGGTCTCCTTCTCGGCCGCCGTGGCGAGCCGGCTGGTGACCTCCTCGAGGACCTGGTCCTGAGCAACGCCCAGCCGGGACGCGGCGAGCTCCCTCGAGGCGCCGGTCGAAACCGGCTCCTGAAGCTCGGGGGTCACCGCGATCACGTAGGCCGGGTAATAGCTGCTGCTCAGATGAACCGGCATCCCGCCCCTGCTCACCACGCGCCGCCGCACCTGCACCGGCGTGCCCGGGGGCACCTCGAGTCGGGGCGCGACCAGCGCATCAGCGCCGACAGTGCCCACCTCGAGGATTCGCGACGACTCACCGCGCTCCAGGGCGCTACCCGTAGCCGCATGCATTGCGACACGGGTGCCGATACCAGTGCTGGCCGGCGCGGCCACGATCGTCCCGACGCCCGGCTTGGTGAGGGTCAGCCCTTCCATCTTGAGGACCCGGTATGCGCGGTTCACGGTCGTGTGAGCAACGCCGAAGCGCGCGCCGGACTCCTTGAGGCTCGGCATCGTGTCGCCGGGCCGGAGCGTTCCGTCCTGGATCTGCTGGCGAAAGTGCGCAGCGATCTCCGCGTACCCGGGTGTCTTGGACATGTCCTGCCTCCCTTCTCTGTCGTGGACTGCCCACTTCGTTGTGTGCAGCTGTGTCCCTATGAGAGTAGTCGACGAAAACTTCCCGCGCTACTAGTAGCGCCGGGGGTCGCGATGGGTCTACATTGAGGTTGTCGGGAACGACGGCGGTCCGAAAACGCCGAAGGGCCCAGGTGTGTCATCACCTGGGCCCGGAGGGGGCCGCCGAAACAGCCCGGCGGACCGTGTCCCACCTGCTCAACCAGGAGGAGATCCGCGTGAATCAGCGTAGCCGCATCACCGGACAGACCGCACCCACCACCACCCCCACCGAGCGCGTCTCCCGCGCCGACCAGATCATCGCCTTCCGCATCATGCGCGAGACCGAGATCGCCCCCAGCTGGTGGGCACGCCCCATCGAGATCGGCGAGACCGTCTCCGGCTTCGTGGCCGACCAGTTCTGCACCGAGCAGAACGCCGAGACGATGGACCGGAACCGGCTCAAGAGGCACCGCTACTACGCCGAGCCGATCTACGCCCCCACCGCCAACTCCGACGCCGACGAGGCCCTCCGCCGCGTCCAGGGCCGACCCGCCCCCACCACCACGCCGCGCACCCCGGCGGTGGCCTGATGGAAGACACCCTGCTCCGCCTCGCGATCGCCGGCATCATCGGCTCGCTGACCATCCTGTTCTTCCTCCGCACCCACCGGATCCCCGCCTGGGCGCTCCTCGCCATCTCGTCCGCACTGGCCGCGGTCGTGGCGAGCAACTGGGCGTACCGGGCCTTCCACATGGCCTGCACCATCACCTCGGTCTACGCCCTCGTGTCCGAGACGCGCCAGAACCGGGAGGCGCAGCGATGAGCACCGCCGACGACCGCGCCCGCGCGCAGGCCCTCCTCGACGAGCTGTACCGGCTGAACGGCGCCGACACCCTCGGCAACCCCAACCAGGCCGCGGCCACCCGCATCCAGGTCCGCACCGCCGACGGCCAGCTGGTCGACGAAGCGCTCCTCTCCGCCCGGTCCACCGACGAGACCACCCTCGCCATCAGCGCCGTCGCCGAGTACGCCCTCGTGATGCCCGCCGACTACCAGGCCGGCCGCGGCACCCCCACCCCCAAGGTCGACGACCTCCTCATGGCCGACATCGAGGACCACTTCGCCGACGTCGACCTCGACGACCTCACCCGGACCGCCCTCAACGGCGCAGCCCCGGCTGACCGCATGGCCGTCACCCGCGCCATCGACGACATGTTCGGCCACATCCCGCACTGGGACGCCGAGGACGGCGACCTGTGATGGCCACCGCCGACCCCTACGGACCCGTCCACACCACCGGCAACGCCGTGCCGCCCCTGGACACCGACCTCTCCGGGGCCCTGGAGGACCTCGCCGGCATCCACCCCGGCATTGACCTCATCCGCGACGGCATCCGCCTCCTCGCCCTCGACCGCCACACGGTCGACGGCACCCAGACGCTCCTCGCGACCCTCGCCGGATCCGCCGGCGCCGACGTCATCACCGCAGTCGGCCACCTTGTCGCCCGGCTCGCCAACTCGGACCTCAACCCGGCGCTCCGCAACCTCCCCTTCGACGCACAGAAGACCGCCCAGCGGCACGGCGAACAGGCCGCCTTCCACCTGTCCGACCCCGACCTCGCCGACCACGCGAGCGAAGCATCCGCAGCGATCACCGGCACCTGACCACCACTGACCGCGGTGCCCGGACCCCCAGCCGGGCACCGCCCCACCGAAAGGACCCACCGTGACCGCCACCGAATTCCGCCAGCAGCACGGAGACCCCGCCGGCTGGACCACCGCCGACATCGAAGCCCAGCAGAACCTCGCCGCCTGCGACGCCCTTCACCACCTCCCCGGCGGCACCCCCGGCCGAGGCAAAGGCAACCCGCTCTCGAACCTCGCCCCCACCGACATCAAGGCCGCCGCCGACCGCCTCCGCCAGCTCCTCGCCCCCGCCGCCTGATGGCCCGCCGCCTACGCCGCTTACGCCGCACCAGCCCCCTCGCCCGCTACGGCTTCCTCACCCTCACCCTCCTCGCCCTCGCCACCAACCAACCCATCCCCGCCCTCATCTGCGCCGCCGCCACCACATACGCCTGGAAAGGACACCGATGACTTCGCTCTCCCTCGCCCTCCGCCACCACCGCGAAACCACCACCCGCGACCTTGCCCAGCACATCACCACCAACCCCGACACCCACCCCGAGCTCCTCGAGAACCTCAACCAGCTGTGGCAGAAGCAGCCCGCCGACCACACCAGTGACGACCTGGCCTGGATCGCAGCCGTAACCGCCCTCTCGCCGGAACTCCGCACGCATCTTCGGGACCAGGCCTACGCCGCCAGGCAGCACGCCGCCGCCCGATGCCTTACCTACACCAACGCCACCGCCTAACCCGCCCCCACACGCACCCGAAAGGAAACCCGGCCCATGCTGTCCCAGCTGCGCAACACGGTCGAGCAGGTGCCCGTCCAGGCATGGGTCACCCTCCTCGCCCTCACCACCCTCGCCTTCGGCTACCGCATCGCCCTGAAGTCCCGCCCCCGCACCACCAAGCCCAAGCCGGCCCGCGACCCCAAGAAGCGCCGCACCATCACCGGCTTCCTCGGCATGGGCCTCGTCGTACTCCTCGGCTTCGGCCTCTCCGCCGACACCAGCATCGTCTTCGCCGAAGCCCGACTCCACATGGAGTCCCCCTGGACCCTCACCGTCGGCCTCGCCCTCGAAGGCATCGTCCTCGGCCTCACCCTCTACTCCTGGGCCTTCGAGGACAAAGGCACCGCACGCGCCGCGTACCTCCTCGTCCTCGCCCAGGCCATCGGCGCCATCGAAGTCGTCCGCTTCCAGAACGAAGACCTCGGCACCGCAGCCGTACGCATCGTCGGCCCCGTCATGCTCGCCTACGGACTCCACAAGCTCCTCGGACTCGAGACCAAGCTCAAGAAGATCGAAATCACGTCCGACGGCATCCTCGCCCGAGCCTGGCGCGACCGCCTCAAGCGCATCGAATCCAAACTCGGCATCGGATCCCGCGGCGCCGACGCCGAAGCGATCTCCCGCAGCAACGCCGCCGACAAGTTCGTCGACCTCAACTCCGTCGGCAAGCCCCGGACCATGACCACCCGCCAGTACCGGCGCGCCCTCGTCCGCGCCGGCCGGGCCGCCCTCCACGGACTCGACGGACTGGAACGGCAGATGGCCGAAGCTCGCCTCGTCGACCGCATCGCCTTCGAGAAGGGCATGCAGATGGGTGGCGAGCACTTCGAGACCGCCCTCATGCGCGGAGTGCGTTCGAACACCGGACCGCTCAATCTGGATGCGGCCCCTCCGGTTGGCGGCGACCTCCTGACCAGCGCGGCTACCGAAGCCGCACCCTCCGGCCAGACCGAAACCACACCCGAGCCGCACGCCTCCAAGCCGCAGCCGCGTTCGAGCCCCGCCGCAACCGACGCCGAGCGGAAGTCGCGCGCCTTCGAGGTCTACGCCGACCTCGGCCAGCCCTCCCAGCGCGCCTTCATCAAGCAGTGGCGAGCCCTCGGCTACGGGGAGACCGACCAGACCCTCCGCGACCTCTACGACGAAATGCACGCCGCCTTCGAGAAGGCCCGCAAGGGGAGCACCGACTGATGACCAGCCAAGGAGCCGACATGAAAGCCCAGTGGAACGCCGAAACGGCGCAGGCCGCCTTGAACCTTCTAGCGGCCGCGCAGGAGCGGATTGAGTCCGCGCTCAAGGTCGCCTCCCCCGGCGATGCCATGGAACGGCACCGGGCAGCCGCGACGGCGCCCGTCCGCCTGTCCATCAGCCTCGACGTCTCCGACCTGGACCAGATCGGCAACGACCTGCACGCCTTCAACGTGCAGGTCAGCAAGGAGAACACCTGATGGACAGCGAGCGCGATTACATCGAGGCGAGGTTCCAGAACCTGACCTCCGGCCAGTGGGAGCAGCCCGCTGCAGCCCCCTACGGGCCGGCCGCCAGGGTGCCGATGACGGCGCAGACCAAGGCCGCTTTGGCCATGGTCGGGCTGGTCATCGCCGGGGGCACCGCGGTGGGCGTCAGCGCCTTCAGCGCCTCGTCCGGCCAGGCCGAGGTGCGGGCGCAGGAACTCGCTCTCCAGGCGCAGCAGCTGGAGGTGGAGAGGGCCAAGGTGAATGCCCCGGACGCGAAAGCGGAGGAGCGTCGGGTGGCCGGTTTCCAGGCGTGCATCGAGAAGGCCGAGTACGACAAGGATGTCTGCGCGCAGGCGTTCCCGGCACCCAACGTGGGGCTGTCCGGACGGGCCTTCGGTGCCGCCAATGCCTCTTCCGTTTCTGACAGCGACCAGGGCGGAGGGATCAACGTCACCAGTGGTCTCGTGATCGCCGGGGTGGTTGTTGGCGGGGTCGCTTTCCTGGTCCGCAAGGCTGGCCGGACACATAACGCCGAGTAGTTTCCTTCCCTCCTTCCTTCCCGCCCGGAAAGCCTGCCACCCGCCCTCGTGGGGCCTCTGAAAAGGGTCTTTCGGGCGGGAAGGAAGGAGGGAAGGAAGTCACACATAGTGAGGATTTCTTGTGACGACGCCGCCCCCGATGCCCGCCCAGCCGCCCACCGCCGGCACTCCGAACTTCACGCTGGCTCCGGCCCCGGCCACACCCCCAGCGCCCGCGCCGGCACCCCCGACCGGAGGTGGAATTCTCGCTCCGGTTACGCTCGCTCGCCCCACCCGTGACCCCTCCGGAGGATCCGCCGCCCACACCTCGCAGGACGAGAACAGCAGCACGCCCGGGAAGCCCGGCAAGGGCGAGAAGAACACCGCCAACCCCGGCATGTGGAAGGGCATCGCCGCCCTCATCGCGAACCGGCCGCAGCGGAAAATGACGGTGCAGCACACCATCAGCGAGATCCGCGGAACATCCACCGACCGCAAGATCAACCACGGGGTCACGGAGAAGCGCGGGTCCACGTCCGACACCAAGTCGAACCGCTCCGCGACCACCGCCCACGCCAGCAAGAGCGACAAGTCCGCCAAGACCGCCGCCACCCGGGACGCGAAGACGTCGGCGGCCAGCACGAAGGCCGACAAGACCTCCCGGGACGCGAAGACCGCGGATACCCGCAGTGCGGCGAAGAAGGACAACCGCGACGCGAAGACGGCCGACACACGCAGTTCCGCGGACAAGACGTCCCGCGACGCGAAGACCGCCGACACCCGGGCATCGGCGGACAAGACCTCCCGCGACACCAAGGACGCTTCGGACCGCAAGGACCACAGCACCCGCCAGCAGGCGGACAAGACGTCGGCCGACAAGCAGAACCGTGCGGCCCGCGACGACAAGACCCTCCGCAAGACGGACACCGCCGAACGGCAGCCGCCGGCAGGCAAGCACGTCTCCGCGGATCCATCGAAAACGGCACCGAACACACCGAAGACACTCGGCCCCGTGCCGGCGAGGAAGGACTCCGCCACCCAGCCGAAGGACCAGCCCGCAACGACCGAACCGCCAGCCCCCTCAGGCGCACAGGACAAGGCCAAGCCCAAGAAGGGCCCGTACACCGCGCAGCCCGCCCGCGAGGACGGCTTCAAGGCCGGGGCACAGGAGGCCGCCACTGAGGCGGACAAGGGTGCGTGGAGGGACGGCTACGAGGACGGCCAGCAGGCCATCCGCGACAAGGCCGCCCGCGACCGGGCACAGATGGACGCCGCCCGGGACCACGCCCGAGGAGTTCAGCCGGTCAAGCCCTCCATCCCTCCCAAGCCGTCCAGCCCACCGGCCAAGCCCCCCGTCCCCCCGAAGCCGGCCACCCCGCCGAACGCGCCAGTTCCTACGCCGTCCGCGCCCGCAACCCCCACAGCCACGAAGCCGACTGCCGCACCCGCGGTGTCAGACCGTCAGCAGGCCATCCGCGCCGTCCGCGCCCGCATGCAAGGAACTCCGCCCGTGCCTGCCAACCCTGCCCCGAACAAGCCGTTCACCCCCGCACCCACGATGGGAGCACAGCCCCTGGGGGCTGCGCTGTCCCGCTTCGGCGATGTTGAGCTGTCCAACGGCCGAGGGCTGACCACCGGCGAAGTCCGCACCCTCCGCAAACTCACCCAATTCCTGACCGGCAAGGAACAAGAAACCCACCAGATCGCCGACGAGTGCAAGCAGGCCAAAGAGGTCTCCGCAGGACGCGTCAACGAGATCCAAAAGCTGATCGAGGACTGCCAGAACCCGAAGATCAAAGGCGGCAAGCAGCTGACCGCCGCCCTACAGAAACTCCTCGAAGCGACCACCATCCAGGCGAGGGAGGCCGAGAAGATGCACGGCAACGCCGTACGAGGCATCGACGCCCTCAAAACCCTCAACCAGAACGCCCAGATCCGCCACGGCGGCGTGTACAAGGCCGTAGCCGACTCTCCCGAGACCGCCCCCGCCGAACGCCCCTTCTACAACCGATAGACAGGACCCCCCATGGACACCACCTACCGCAAGCTCCGCGAAAAGGTACAAGTACTGGCCCGCCACGTCGCCGCCGACGGCGAGACGATCCGCCAGATCGGGCAACGCGCCGACCAGAACGCCCAGAGCGTCGCCCGCGTCGCCGACGGCCTCGCGAACCTCGAAGTCGACACCCACACGACCGGCGAAGCCAAGGACACCGCGCGCATCATGCTCGGCCTTTCCCAGGCCGCCCTCGCCACCGCATCAGCCGCAGACAACGTCGCCGCCGCAGCCCGGGCCGCCGACACCCAAGCCCGCCAATCACACGAAGGCATCGACGAGCAGGTCAACGCCATGACCGTCCCCATGGCCCAAGCCGCCTTCTACACCCAGGAGTAACCGACCACCATGTCCCAGATCACCGTGACCCGCCGCCCCCACATCGCCGACCAGGTCCCCGCACTCGCCTCGGTGATCGCCCCACCCGCCCTCGGCGCCCTCACCCCGCTCCTGGAGCCCGGGCTCGCCACCCTCACCGCGGCCGCCACCGTCTGCGGCAGCGCCGCGTTCGCCACCCACTACATCGGCAAGATCCCCGAGAGCGCCCTCAACGCCACCGGCATCCGCGACGTCCTGAACAGTCAGCGCTCCACCCTCCTCGGCTCCAGCCTCCTCACCACCATGGCCGCCGCCCCCGCAGCGTTCCTCGGACCCGCCTACACCGACGCCCTCCTCGTCGGCGCCCTGGACCCCGCCTCAGTGTCCGGACTCGTCTCCGCCGCCTGGTGGTCGGCATGGGCCGCACTCACCTACAAGCTCCGCCCCGCCCTCGCCGCCCGCAAAATCCGCATCCCAGCACCCGCCCAAGCGGCCGGCCCCGACACCAGCACCCTTGGCCCCCAGGGCCTCTACAAGGTCTGGGCCGACCACATCTCCGGCGAGAACGGCGCCCACCCCGGGCAGCACCTCGTCGGCATCACCAACAGCGAAGAAGCCTGGCAGGGCATCGTCGAAGCCCCCCAAGGCAAAGCCGTCAACGTCACCGCCGAAGCCATCGGGTCCGCCTACCGCGTCCCCGCCGCCTGCGTCACCTTCACCCACGGAGACCACCCCGGCGAGCAGTACGTCACCGTACGCCGCACCCCGCCGCCCGAACTCGACCCCACCACCATGGAAGGACTGTGGGCCCGCCTGGTCCGCCCGAAGGTCATGCCCGGCACCCACCTCAAGGACGCCCAGGTAGACCCCGCCACCGGCGGATGGGTCGCATGGGTCGTCGCCGACGATGACGTCCCCTCCGTCCCCGTCCCCGACCGCAAGAACCTCGTCGGCGCCCTCCACTCCTCCATGACCCTGGTCGACTACCAGCCCCACGCCTCAGACCCGCGCCGCGGCAAGATCCGCATCATGGAGAAGAACCCCCTCGAGGACGGGGTGCCCTTCCCCGGCCCGCAGGCACTGGAGCCCTCCAAGGGCGGCTACATCGCCATCGGCCGCGGCGTCTCCGGCCGTGCCGCCCGCCTCCAGCTCTTCGACCCCAAGCTCGGCGCCCAGCACATTTTTATTGCCGGCGTCACCGGATCCGGCAAGGGAGGCGTCGTCCAGATCGTCGCCCTCGCCGCACACCTCGCCGCCATGGCGATCATCTACGCCGACCCGAAGGGCAGCTCCAACCCGGACATCGAGCAGATGGCCGCCTACTCCGCCACCGGCGACAGCACAATCAAGTCGCTGCGTGTCGCTTACGCCCTGCTCCAGCACCGCATCAGGGAGTCCGCCCGCCTCGGCCGCAAGAACTTCAAGGCCACCACCAAATGCCCGTGGGTCATGGTGATCGTGGACGAAACCCACATGGTCACCGACGCCTCCACCGAAGAAGGCAAAGAGGCCGTCTTCATCCTCGACAAGATCGCAGCCCTGGGCCGCAGCATGGGCATGACGCTGCTCATCGTCAACCAGGCCGTCAACGCCGACAAGCTCGGCGGCAGCACCGCCCTGCGCACCAACGTCATCCAAGGCGGCGCGATGGTCATGCTCCGCACCGACTCCGCCCAGTCCAACCTCGTCACCGTAGACGGCTTCGAAGGCATCGACCCCGGCGCCATCCCCGCCGCCTGGTCCGCCGAAGACGAACCCCTCGTATGGTCCGACGACATCCCGCTCAACGACCCAGCCCGCACCTTCGGCCTCGGCTACGTCGGCTCACCCGGCGAACCCGTCCAGATGATGCGCACCTGGATCCTCGAGTCCGCAGCCCCCCACATCCGCCACGACGCCATCATTTGGCCCGCGGACTGGCCCGCCTGGGAAGACCGCCACGACATCGCCGAGATCCCCGTCATCGGCGAGAGCGGCTACGTCCCCAGCGGCAGCCCCAGCCCGGGCGGCGACGACTTCATGCCCCCGCTCAGCAGCGGATTCACCAAAGCACCACCAGCGCCCACCGCCGACGCCGCAGTCCTCGCCTGCCTCGACGACGGGAGCCTTGAAGCCACCAAGGAAGACATCCGTATCCTCACCGGCCTCAACGACAAAACCCTCTCCAACACCCTCACCGCCCTGGTGAAGACCGGCGCCATCGACCGGATCAAGCCCGGCCTCTACCGCAAGACCCCATAGAAGGGAGACCTCCATGCTTACCGACCTGAAGACCCAAGCGCACCGCGCGACCGCCCAGCCCCGCCCAGACGCACGAGCCGTACAAGCCCTGACCCAGCAAGTCGAAGCGGTCTACGCCGCCGGCCCGACCGGCTACCCGGAACCCAACGTCCGCCACACCCTGCGCAACGCCCGCGAACTGATCATTCGCTACGGCTGGACCCGCGGAACCCTCTGCGACCACCGAGGACTCTGCCTCCTCGGATCGATCCAGGCCGCCGCCCTCACCTACGACCCCGCCCTCTGGGCAAGGGAGGTCCAGGCCGCCGAGCTGCAGCTCATGAACACCCTCAACACCCGCGACCCCCACGACCTCGCCCGCTACAACAACGCCCAGCACTGGGCCGGCCCCGTCCTCGACCTCCTGCTCCGAGCTGCCCGCTGAACCAGTCGAGCCCCGCAACCCGTGCGCGTACGGGGCTCGACTGCGCGACCATGAAGCATGGACTCGACCGACATTCAGGCGCCCTGCAACTGCGGCGCCTTGGCCGCCCACCCACGCAACCCGAACTGCGCCCACAGGTCGACGGTCGAGTTCGAAGTTGCCGGCCAGCGCTCGGCCTGCCTTGAGGTCATCGGCTTCCTCCGTACCGGCTACGACGTGGACATCACCCACGACTGGCAGGACCCGGCCACCGAGCAGTGGGCATTCAAGCTCGACGCCTCCCGGAAACTCATGGCCCCCCTCCCCGCGGTTACCGTCCCCGAGCCCCCCACCCCAGAGACCGCCGTACTCGCCTGCCTCGCCGACCCTCTCGGCGTGGAGATGAGCGACAGCGACCTGCACATCCTCACCGGCCTCGACCAGGCAACCCTGGCCAACACCCTGACCACCCTGGTCGGCAGCGGCGAAGTCGAACGGGTCGGGCCTGGCCTCTACCGCAAGAACGCCTAACCGCAGCGACTCAAGCGACCGGGGCAGCCAGATAGCTAACGGCCCGGACACTGCAAGAGAGTGACCCGCCCGGTACGCCACCAGCAACAGGAGAGCCATGGAACCCGCCCAGACCACCCCGACCGACTGCATCTTCTGCTCCATCGTCGCTGGCGACGCCCCCGCGACCATCCTGCGCGAGTGGGACGACACCATCGCCATCAAGCCCCGCGGCGGCGTCAACGACGGCCACACCCTCGTCATCCCGCGTACCCACGTAGCCGACGCGGTCGAAGACCCCGGCGTGAGCGCAGCCACCATGCGCCGCGCCTGCCAGTACGCCCGCGAACTCGGCAACCTCAACGTCATCACCAGCGTCGGCCCGGACGCTACACAGACCGTCTACCACCTGCACCTGCACATCGTCCCGCGCACCGCAGGCGATGGCCTGCCACTGCCGTGGACCCCGCAGCAGGAAGCCCTCGCCGCCGCGAAGGGCACACGGGCGTGACCGCCAACCTCGTCATGGCACGCGAGACCCTGCCTCTCGGACCGTCCGTGTTCCTCGCCGGCCCCACCCCAGACCCCAGCAACCCGGTCCCATCGTGGCGCCCCGCCGCCCTGAAGATCCTGACCGATCTCTGGGCCGGACCACAGACCCTGACCGTTCTGAGCCCCGAGTCCCGCAACGGCACACGCGCCGCCCGGTACGAAGACCAGGTCGACTGGGAGACCGCCGCCCGGGCCAGCGCCGACGCGATCCTCTTCTGGATCCCCAGAGACCTCAAGACGATGCCCGGCATGACCACCAACGTCGAATTCGGCCTGGACGTCACCAGCGGCAAGGCCGTCCTCGGATGCCCGCCGAACTGCCCCAACCCCGAGCGGAACAGATACCTCATCTACGTCGCCCGCCGACACAACGTCCCCGTCACCGAGACCCTGCAGGACGCAGCCGCCGCAGCGCTGAAACTCATGGGCGCCTCCCGTACGACCAGGTGAACCGAGGTGAGGGGGGATCCGGGGGAAGGGCAGCCCGGACAAAACCCGATTCGTACGCCACGCTTGAACTGCACGGCCGGTCAGGGAGCCCCGGTGTCCCCGCGCCCACTCCCCGACCGGCCGAGCCCCCGAACCGCGCCGCCCGGCCCCCAGCCACCAGCGGCGCACAACGGCCCCCTCCAGAACCCGAGGCCTGGAGGGGGCCGCCGCATGTTCGGGACGTCGCCGACTACGCCACGTCAGGGCGAGCCCGGAACCACGCCACCATCTGCTGCAACGGCTCCGACACCGCGAACCCGTTCCCCTTCGCCCCCAGGTTGTCCAGCCCGTAGTACTCCGCCCGCTGACGGGCCGTCTCCACAAACCCGATCGGCTCCGCGAACAACTCCCGGTCCTGCGCGCGCATCGCCGCCATCACCTCCCCAGCGGCCGCCAGCTTCGCCGACACCAACTCCTGGCACTCCTCAGCCGTCTCGCAGCCCGGCGCCGCAGCCTCGTGGTACAGGTCCAGGGCCTCCCGCACCCCCATCACCCGCGCAGCCTCCGTCACGGACGGGCTCGCCGAACTCCCCGCTACACCACCACCGCCACCGCCACCGGCATCCGACCCGCACCCAGCCGCACCCAACGCCACCACCACGGCGACAACCAACCCCACCCCACGCATCAGCCTCATGCCGCGCAGGATGGCACCTCCGACCGGGCAGGGGGAAGGAAAAGCCGGACATCGGGGATCATCAGTAACAGGCGCGGGGCCTAACGATGACCAACCACACACAGCGGGAGCCCCACCGCCATGACACAAGGACGACTCGTCGAAGCCGAGACCGCCGCCCGCCGCGCCAAGCTCCTCAAGCTGCGCCGGCAAGGCATCCCGTACGACGACCCCCGCATCATGGACCTCGGCTACGCCACCTCCGGCGCCGCACGCAAGGACCTCACCCGCGCCCTCCAGCACCACCACGAAGAAGAAGCCGCCGAGGCCAGCGTCTACCGCCAGCAGGAAAACGAACGCCTCGACGCACTCCTCACAGCCGTCTGGGACAAGGCCACCACCCCCAGCCCCGTCTTCGACAAGGACCACGAGATCGTCGACCACGTCATCGACCTCAAGGCCGTCGACACCGTCCTCAAGCTCATGGACCGCCGCGCCAAGCTCAACGGCCTGGACATGCCCGTCAGGGCCGAACTGTCGGGACCGGACGGCGGACCGATGCAACTCGGACCCGTGAGCGAGGCGGAGCTGGAGGTCCTCATGAGTCTTGGCCGAAGCGCCGCCCAGCGCCAGGGCGACGCGGAGGAGGAAGCAGACGGCGATACCGATGAAGGGTGAAACCCTTCTCCGCACCTACGGCACCCTCCCAGACCAGCAGCGCCTCGAGATAGCGCGGTCCGCATCGCCGGAGCTCCGGATCCAGCTGGTCGCCATCGAGCGCAGCATGGCCATGGACCGGTCGCCCGGCGCCCTGTCCAGCGTGCTCACCGGCGGCCGCGAAATGCAGGCACCCCACCTCGACATCATCGACCGCATCTACCAGCGGATCGCGGCCGGCGAGCGCCTCAAGGTCATGGTCACCATGCCTCCGCGCGCGGGAAAGTCCCGGCGCACATCCCGCTGGGGCCCCGTCTGGTACCTGCGCAAGCAGCCCGACCACCGGTTCATGCTCGCCTCGTACGCCGCGCACCTCGCCGACGACCACGGCCGCTGGGTCCGCAACACCATCACCGAGCACGCCTCCACCCTCGGCATCAGCCTGAAGTACGGATCGCAGGCGGCGAACCGGTTCGACATCGACCGCCACGAGGGCGGCATGGTCACCGCCGGTGTTGGAGGGGCGCTGACAGGCCGCGGCGCCCACGTAGCAGCCGTGGACGACCCCTTCAAGGGTTCCGAGGACGCCGGGTCGCCCACCATGCGCGACCGCGTGTGGGACTGGTGGCAGGCCGTCCTCCTCACCCGCCTCGAACCCCAAGGCTCCGTCCTCCTCGTGAACACGCGGTGGGACGACGACGACCTCTCCGGTCGGCTTCTCAAGGAGGAGCCCGACGACTGGATCGTCATCGACCTCCCCGCCATTGCCCTCACCGCCGACGACCCCCTCGGCCGGCAGCCTGGCGAAGCGCTCTGGCCGACCCGGTTCTCCGCAGAGGACTACGCCCGCATCCGTAAGAGCGTCGGCGAACGAGTCTGGTGGTCCCTGTACCAGCAGCAGCCCCGCCCCCTGGAAGGCGGTGTCTGGCAGTGGTCCTGGATCACAGGCAACCGCGTCAGTTCCGTCGCGTTCCGCGGCGTCGACCTCGCCCGCATCGTGGTGGCCATCGACCCGTCCGGCGGATCCGGCCGGACCAACGACGAGACCGGCATCGTCGCCGCCGCCCGGGACACCGACAGCGACCTGTACGTCCTGGCCGACAAGTCCGGCCGCCACGGCGCCAACGCCTGGGGGCGAGAGGCCTGCCTCCTCGCCATCGAACTGGGCGCGGACGCGTTCGTTGTCGAGACGAACTTCGGCGGCGACATGACCCGCCAGGTCCTCCTCCAAGCCTGGGCCGAACTCCAACGCGAGAGCCGGACCGGGGGCATGGCGATGCCGCGCATCGTCGAAGTCAACGCCAAACAGGGCAAAAGGCTCCGCGCCGAACCGATCGCCCAGCTCTACGAACAGGGAGCCGTCCACCACATCGGTGAGTTCCCCGAGCTTGAGCGGCAGATGGTCACCTGGATCCCCGGCATGGACTCCCCGGACCGCATGGACGCCGGAGTGCACGCCCTCACCGAGCTCGCCAACCCGGGCGCCGGCTCCACCGGGAGCAGCCCGTACAGCGACCAGCGTCTCGCTGGCCGCCGCTGAGCGGGGGGAACGGCCCGGCCTCGCGCCCGTACGCTGAGATCATGGCGCGGGGCCTGGTGTGAAGAGGTGCGCCCCGTGGGCCTGAAGAACGTAGTCATCGACGCCTGGTCGTGGCTGAACTACAAGCCGATCTTCAGCGACCCCACCCTCGGCATGCCGCACCGCCGCGCGTTCCCCGAAGCGCACGCCACCTGGGTACCCGCCGAGGACGAACGCCGCCTGTCCGCGTACAAGCTCCTCGGCGCGTACGACAACAACCAGGCCGCCGAACTCGCCGAACTCCGCGACGGCCCGTCAGCCCGGGAGCGCCGCGAGTACGGCGACCCGTCCATGTTCATCGACACGCTCGTCGCGCACGTCATGGGCCGCGAGCAGCACATCGTCGTCCCCGGCGCCGAGCAGACCGACGCGGACAACGAGACCGCGGCCGCCGCAGCCGAACGCGTCCAAGACCTCCTCCGCGAGTGGGCCGAGGACGAACTCCTCCCCATGCGGATACTCCAGTGCGAACGCAAGGCCGTCGGCCTCGGCGACGGGGTTTACCTCCTCGCCTGGGACCCCGACAAGCAGCGCCCCCGCCTCAAGACCTACGACCCGGGCTTCTACTTCCCCGTCATCCCCGAGGACGGTGACGGGGCCGACTTCCCCGAGCGCATCCACCTCGCCTGGGAACTCCCCGAGGACAAGGCCCGCGGGCTCAAGCCCCGCCTGCGCCGCATCACGTACGAGATGGACTGGATCGGCCCCGCCACCGCATCCGGCGTCGACCGCGAAGGCCGCCCTGTACGCGCCCCCGTCATGGCCGACCCCACGGACGACAGCCCTGCGGTGCCGCTCATCGGCCGCGGCGACCAGGTCGACAGCAGCGGCGGGATCAGCCGCCTGTACCCGTGGAACGACCGGCCGACGTACCGCACCTGCTACCTCACCGACGCCACCTGGGACCTCGGCGACCTCAAGGCCCACCACGACGTCGACAACCTCCCAGCCGAACACGCCCGCTACGCCACCAGCAGCTTCGGCGAGGTCCTCGACCGCCTGGACCTGTACGTGGACTTCATTCCCGTCGTCCACACCCCGAACACCGTGCCCCCCGCCGAGGAGCACTGGGGGCAGAGCAGCCTCGCCAAGCCGCTGCAGGTCTTCGACGAGCTCGTCTCCACCGACACCGACGCCGCCCGGGCCTCCGCCACCACCGGCCTCCCCATGATTGGCATCTCCGGCGTCACCGACCCCAAGCAGCAGTACGGTGTCGGCCCAGGCACCGTCTTCAAGCTCGGGGAGACCGGCAAGCTCACCACCATCGACACCTCCCCGGCCCTCAAGGAACTCCGAGCCCGCAGCCAGGAGCTGTCCGACCGGGCCGCCAACGTCGCCCGGCTTCCCGCCGTGTCCCTCGGCACCATGGACCCCTCCAAGGTGCCCTCCGGATACGCCCTCGAACTGTCCCTCGGCCCGCTCGACTCCCTCATCTCCGGGATGCGCCTCGCCCGCGCCCACAAGGACATGCTCCTGCTGCGCTTCGTCCAGCGCCTGTTCCTCGCCGGGCAGCACCCCGACTGGGCCGGAATCACCCCGCTCCCCGCGAAGCTCGTCCGCGGCCCCTACACCCCGACCGACAAGGGCGCGGTGCTCGAGCAGGTCACCACCGCCTACCAGGCGAAGGTCATCAGCCTCGAGACCGCGCTCCGGATGCTCACCGAGGCCGGGTGGCCGATCGACGACGCGGAGAAGGAGATCGAGCAGATCCAGGCCCGATCCTTCGAGGACGCCCGCCTCCTGGCCGACGCCCTCGGCAACGCCGAAGAGGTCGCGAACTTCCTCGGCCGGAAGGCCCCCGAAACCAGGCAGGCACCCGCCCCGAACCTGCCGCCCGTCACCGGCGAGGACGACGAGGAGAACCCGTTGGCCGAGCAGCCCGAGGGAAGCGGGGGGAACGAATGACCGCAGGCGTGCTTTCCTTGGATCAAGGCGCGGGGCCTGGTACGAGTCTGGGAGGACTTGCGCTCATGCGTCGCCCCACGCAGCACCACAACATCCCCGCCATCCACTCGGCGTGGGCACACCCGTACACCGGTGTCCCCGCCCTCGGGATGTTCTACAACGACGGCGGCAACCCCCCGGCACCCACCCCGGTGCCCACGCCCGCCGAGCTCGCCGCGCGCATCACACCTCCCGCCGCGCCCCAGGCCCCACAGACCCCGGTCGACCCGGACGACGAGAAGGTCACCTTCACCCAGCGCCGCCTCAACGTCATCATGCGAGACCAGAAGGAGGAGGGCCGCCGCGCTGCCCTCCGCGCCCTCGCCGAGACTGCCGGCCTCGACCCCGACCAGGTAGACCTCGACCAGGTCGGCCAGCTCGTCAAGGAAGCCGGCGAAGCGAACCGGCAGCGCATGAGCGAGGTCGAGCGCCAGCAGGCCGACGCGCAGGCCGCGACCGAGCGCGCAGCCCAGCAGGTCGCCGACGCCGAGAAGAAGGCCACCGCCGCCCAAGCCCTCGCCTTCCAGGTCCAGCAGCAGATGGCCCTCATCCGCCTCGGCGCCAACCCCGACGACCTCGCCGACGTCACCGCACTCCTCCGCAACGACCTCCAGGGCATCGACCAGCCCACCGAGGAGCAGATCCGAACGGCGGCCGAGGCCCTCAAGGCCCGCCGCCCCGCAGACTTCGGCGGCACCGCCCCGCAGACCCTGCCCCCGGCGCCCGGCGGTGGCCCTGCCGGCGGCCCCCCGCCGCGCACCCCCACAGGCGGCAAGGACGCCGTGAACGCGAAGGCCCGCGAGCGCGCCGAGCGCATGGGCCTCCGCAAGCCCGAAGCCGCATAACCAGCACCACTCCGAAGACCAGGGACCACGCCCTCACCCCCCGTGGACGGCACCACGCAGGTGCCCTCTCACACATTCCGCGATCATCGCGAAAGGGGTTCGGCGTGGACATCCAGCCGTACACCATCACCGAGTCGTACGCAGTCGGCCGACCGTGGCTGATGAGCATGCTCGGCATCGAAGCAAACCAGACGATCACCCTCGACCTCAGCGCGTTCGACGAGACCCTCCACTGGACCGAGGCGTCGAAGTACCAGCCCGAGCGGAAGCTCAAGTCCGGCATCCCCCTCGGCAAGAACACCACGACGGGCCTGTTCGAGCCGTACGCCGCCGTCACCAACGAGGTCCAGACCCTCACCGTCACCGGCGGCCCGACCGGCGGAACGTTCACCATCACCTGGTCCGGGCAGACCACCGCGGCGATCGCCTACAACGCCACCGCCGCCGTCGTCCAGACCGCCCTCGAAGCCCTGTCCAACGTGGCCCCCGGCGACGTCGTCGTCACCGGCGCAGCGGGCGGACCCTGGACCCTCACCTGGGGTGGAGCCCAGCTCGGCGAGAACGTCGCCGCGCCGACGACCACCGAGACGTTCACCGGCGGCACCAGCCCCGACATCACCATCGCCACCACCACGGCCGGAGGAACCGCAGCCACCGCAAACGGCACGGACGTTTTCGCCGGGTTCCTCTTCACCGAGGTGTCGTTCTACCCCACCACCACGAAGGTCGCCGCGCCGCTGATGGTCCACGGCCAGGTCGACGTGGCCAAGCTCCCCGTCGCCTTCGACCCGACCGACGCCCCGGCCGGATCCAACACCCAGTTCGTCTACAAGGTCTGAGGAGAACCCCATGCCGAACGACATGCTTGAGGTCCTCCTGCGGGACATCAACCCCACCGAGATCAACGCGTTCGTCCGCCAGATCCAGACCCCCGCCGACTACTACCTCACCCAGTCCGTGATCCCCGAGCGGACCGTGAACTCGGTGAAGTGGCAGGCTCGCGGAACGAAGCGACGCGTCGCCGCCGCCTCCTACCGCGCGTGGGACGCCCAGACGAAGGTCGCAACCCGCGAGATCTCCCGCTGGGTCACCGAAGGCAAGCTCCTGCCCCTGGGGCAGAAGTACATCGTCGGCGAGCTGGAGACCATCCTCCAGAACGTGCAGCGCGGCATGGACGGCGACGACCTCGTCCAGTCCATCTACGAGGACGCCGCCGCCCACGTCCTGTCGATCAAGTCCCGCATGGAGCTCGCCGCCGGCGACATCCTCGCCGACGGCAAGTTCACCCTGGAAGGGGAGAACGGGCTGACGATCGAGGCCGACCACAACGTCCCGGCCGGGAACATGCCGATCGCCCCCGTCGCCTGGACCAACCCGGCCGCGGACATGCTCGCTGACGAGCTCCGCTGGATCGAGTACCTCCGCTCCAAGGGCGCCCCGCGCCCCGCGAGCGCCCTGACGTCCTACAAGGGCATGACGCTGGCAATGGCCAACGACTCCTACCGGGCCGCCTACCACCGATCGGTCAGCCCCAGCGCCACACCGACCGCCGTCCTGTCCCCGTCCGACGTCAACGTCGTCCGCGCGCAGTACAACCTGCCGCCGATCGTCGACTACGACGTCATGATCGACCTGGACGACGGCACCAACACCCGCGCCCTGCCCGAGAACATGTTCTTCCTCCTCCCGCCGGACACCCGGCAGATGGCGGAAACCCAGTACGGGCTCACCGCCGAAGGCATCGTCCTCTCCTCGGGCGGCAACCCGTCCATCGACAGCGAAGAGGCCCCCGGCATCATCGTCACCTCCGGCTACCAGGACGACCCGGTCCAGGTCTGGTCGAAGGGCGCCGCGGCCGCGCTCCCGGTCATGTACACCTCGGACATCCACATCGCCGCGACGATCTGGGACGAGTGACCGATGGGCGCCCAGCTGACGGGGACCGTGCACGTCACGGACCCGGACACCCACCAGATGGTGGAGCTCGCCCCGGGGACGTGCCCGGAGCCGCGCCTGGCCGTCCTGGTGACGAACCCGGCCGCCTGGGTCGACGGGAAGCTCCCACGCCTCCCGAAGACCAAGACGGAGGGCGACAGCGGCCCTTCCGGAAGCGACCCGGACGGCGCCTCTGGCGACGCCTCGGGAGACACCGGCAGCACTGACCCCCAGTCCGACGAGACGGAGCCCACCGAGGGCGGCACCTCCGACGACACCAAGCCGGCCGCGCGCAAGACCGCGGCCAAGAAGCCGGCCCGGGGCCGGACGGCCGCCGCTGAGGGCACCGGCGGCCAGTAAGCGGTAGTGGGCCCGGCACCCGGTGGGGCGCCGGAGGCCGGGCCCGCACCTGCACCCCCTTCCCAGCCCACCCCCAGACCTGGAGGACCCGGTGGACACAGACGTACGCGCCTGGCTTCTCTCCGAGCTCGGCCCGACCACCGACCTGCCCGACCTGGAGCAGCGCTACACCCGCCTCCAGTCCGGGCGAGCAGTGGCCATCGAGGTAACCCGCGAGCGCCTTGCTGCGCTGCGCGGCCAGCCGTCCACGGTGAACGTCTCCGGGGTTGTGTCCGTGTCGTACACGGAGACCATCAAGGCGTACGAACGCCAGCTCGCGCTTCTCGTCGCGGGTGAGCCCCCAGCGCCCGACGACCCCGCCGGCCAAGACACCAGCGGAGATGGATTCGGTCTCATTCGGCTCGTCGAACGGCCCCGCCGATGAGCACCCCCACCCAGATCCGGCCGGACCGGCAGCGCACGGAACTCCTCACCCTCATCGCCGCGTCCGCAGCGCAGCTCTCCCGACCGTGGGACCGCCTCGCCACCGCGCAGCAGGACCTCCTCGCGACCCTGGAGCTCATCCAGCCCGGAGTGGGGGCCACCCGGCAGGCCCGGGCTGCGGTCAACGAGTTCAACCAGCAGGTCGCCCAGTTCGACCGGGACGCCCGCGCGTTCACCACACGGTGGGCAGCCACCGACCTCCCCACCGCATACCGCGACGGGGCCCTCCAAGCCCTGCGCCGGGCGAACCGCAGCATCACGAGGTTCCGGTGGACCGTCGACCACCAGGCCACCGTCACCCCACTGACCGCCGTGTTCTACGCCGACCTGATCCGCCGCATCCAGGAGACCGTACGCCGAGCGCAGGCCTTCGCCCGGGCAGCGCAGGACGCAGTCCGGGACGTGGTCGTCGGCCGCCACCACGACGGCATCGACCGAACCAAGCTGGCCTCCGACCATCCCCTCGACAAGGTGATTTACGCCGATCAGTCCCGGCACCCCGTGGCCTCCTGGGCGCGATCCGCCTTGTCGTGGCAGGGAGTGGTGTCCGCGAACGCGGGTGCGGTCAACACCGCGCGCTGGGAACTGGGCGCCGAGTGGATGCAGTGCGTGGACGGCCCCGAGTGCGGGTTCGTCTCGCACGAGGACACCGACCACGCGAGCGGCACGATCCGCAGCCTCGACGACGCCGCCATGTACCCCGCCGCCCACCACGGGTGCATCCGCGAGTGGATACCGCGCCCGGACCTCAACGGGCGAACCGACATCGAATCCGGAGACTCGATATGAGCGAGCAGCGGATAGGCCCGATCCTTGATGGGCTCGGGGCAAGCATCGAGCTCGACGATGGTGACCTTGTGGCGTCCGCGCTCGTCATCGCAAAGGTTGTCGACTCGAACGGCGAGGTCTCCCTCGCGCTGAGCACCAGCAAAGGGCTTTCGTGGATTGATCAAAACGGTCTGGTCATGTCCGCCCGCCAAATTCTCGACCAACGCCACATTGGGCTCAAGGAGGACGGCGAATGACCACCCCCGCCGAGCCGTCCGCTTACGGCGTGCAGATTGACGCCCAGCCAGGCCAAGCCAGGATCCGCCTGAACGGTGATGCGCTCCCCGCGAACCAGGTCACCGGGTACGTCCTGGAACACGACGTCGCGGCCGCGCTACCCACCCTGGTGCTCCACACCCGTCAGCCCGACCACGTCCAGTGGCAGGGGCTCGCTCGCGTCGCTGTCGCCGACCCCGCTCAGGACGACGGGCAGGTGGTGGCCGCGTTCCTGCAGAACGTCGACCCCGGCGCCCTGGCGCGGGCCGCGCTGGAGCGTGACGACCTCGACGGCAGCCCCAACGAGCTGACCGTGGCGATGCTCAAGCAGCTCGCCGACTGGGCGCAGGGGAGGGCCTGATGCAGGGCCTCGACGACGCGCTCCGAGGGGTGGTTGGGTGGATCGGGGAGAACCTCCTCATCGATACCGTCCGCATCACCCTGCCTCCCACCGGCGAGCCCGTCTTCAACGAGGACACCGGGGAGCTGGAGTACCCCGACGGCGACGTCCTCTACGAAGGGCCTGGGGGCGTGCAGGGCTCCTCGGCGCAGGCGGAGATCGTCGCCACCCCCGACCGGAACTTGCCCTGGACGTCCGAGACCACCTCCCGGTACCGGCTTTTCACCCCCCTATCCGCACCCATCGCGCAGAAGGACGCCGTCGTCACCGTCGTCGGTGTCCACGACACCACCCGCACCGGGCTCATCGGCCGGTCGTGGATCGTCACCGACCCCGGCCGGGCAGGCACCGTCGAAGTTGTCCGTATCACCCCCCTCGATCAGCTACGGACCGAGGTGACTCCATGACCCCCGACGAGCTCGCCGACCGCCTCGACCGCGCCGCGACCCGCGTCGGGCCCGCCATCCAGCGCGCCGTACGCCACACCGGGGAACTCGGCCGTGCCCGCATCCGGGGAAACGCATCCGGCAGGCCCGGGCCGAACGTCATCACCGGGGCGTACCGCAACAGTTGGGAGACGCACAACCGGCGCCTGCCGTACGGGGCGATGTGCACCATCGGCACCAACGCACCCCAGGGCCGACGCCTCGAGTTCGGGTTCATGGGCATGACCGACAGCCTCGGCCGCACCTACCACCAGCCACCGTTCCCGCACGTTGGCCCCGCCATCGACTTCATCGGGGCGACGCTGATGATGGAGATGCGGTTCGCGGTCGCGGAGGTGCTCCGGTGATCGCCCGCCGCCCCGTCACCATCGCCCTGGCCGCGCTTCTCACCTCGGCAAGCAACAGGCCCGTCGGGCGCGGGAAGAAACCCCCGGGGAACTCGCAGCACTACTACCTGCTGTACTCCCTCGACGCCGCCGTCGCTGGCCCGCCGCTTGCCGATGAGAACGAGGACCTGTCTCCGGTCTATCAGGTCACCTCCGTGTCCGGGCCCGACCCGGCCCGGCCTAACAGCAGCGGTGACCCGGACCAGGTGGAGTGGATGGCTGACAAGGCCCGCGAAGTCTTCCTCGGCCGCCACCCGGGCACCGGCCTGTGGCTCCACCCCATCATCGTCACCGGCGTGAAGGTCATGGGTCGGTCCCTCGACGTCGAACCGGGGGGAACGAATGACCCCGCAGATGGGATCATCAGTTACGTACAGAGGTTCAGGTTCGACCTGACCCCCGCCTGACCCAGTCAGGCCGCACAACCGCACCGCGGCGGGACCCCACGCGGACGCCACCACGCAGGTGGCCGCACCCACACCACATGTGAGGACAAGGGGTCCACCATCATGGCCAGGTTCCAGCGCAAGGGCATCTCGAAGATCCTCTTCGCCGAGACGATTGCCAACGCCGGCTACATGCCCACCAGTGCCGAGGTCACCGGCGCGACCGACTACTCCCGGCAGATTGCCGCCGTCGACGGCTTCACCCTCGAGAACCAGATGATCGAGACGCCCGACATGGCGTCCACGTTCGTCTCCAAGATCGGCGGCGACGACTCGGCCGCCGACTCCAGCATCACGTTCTACGAGGACGACGACCTCGACGACATCGAGACCGATCTCGCCAAGGGCACCACCGGCTTCATCATCATCTGCCGCAAGGGCAAGGCCGCTACCACGCCCGGCATGGATGTCTTCCCGGTGACGGTCTCCTCCAACAGTGCGGCGATCACCCTCGACAACGAGGCCGCGAAGATCGTCGTCAGCTTCGCGATCACCGACCGGCCGCTCCTCAACGCGACCGTTCCCTCCGGCCCCTGACCGGCCCCTCTCAGCTCCCGGCCGGGCCCGACGCGTGTTCGGGAAGGGGCGCCGTCGGCGCCTGGCCGGGTCCCCTTCCCCTCTGATGGAGGACCACCCTCATGCCCACCAAGACCACCACACCCGCCCCGCCGCCCGCCGCCGTTGCGGCCGACGCGCACTGGGCAGCCAAGCGGGAGAAGCTCGCCAACCGGATTCGCCCGACGGTCTCCCTGACGATCTGCGACGACCTCGACCTCCGAGTCGCCCTGGACACGGCCAGGAGCAACCTGCGCCGTATCAAGGCGGCAGCAGAGGACCGGCAGGACGACGCCACCGGACCTGAGGCGGTCGCCCTTGCCGAGGAGGACCTGGCGGCCGCTCAGGCCGCGTTCGATGAGGCAGCCATCGTGCTCCGGTTCCGGGCCCTGCCCCGCCTCGAGTTCGAGGCGCTGAAGAAGGCGCATCCGGCGACGGAGGAGCAGGCCGAGGACGGTCACGACCTGAACGTCGAATCTCTCGGCCCCGAGCTGGTCGCCAAGTCCTCGGTGGACGGCATGACCGTGGACGACGCCCGCGAATTCCTCGACACATGGTCTCCCGGTGAGGCCACGGCCCTGTTCAACGCCGCGTGGAACATCCAGGAAGCGGCGCGCATGGACCTGGGAAAAGGCTGATCCGGGATGAACGCCTGCGAGAAGAACTCGCCCTCTGCGACCGGTGGGGCATCCCGCACTCCCTGTTCCGGGGCATCGGTGACGGCACCTGGACGGCCCGCGACCGGGCCAAGGCCCGCGCCTACCTGGAGTACCAGCGCACCGTGTGCCCGCAGTGCAACACCCGCCCCGACGACTGGGACCACGGCGGCCCCGACGAAGAGGACGCCTACGCAGTCACCGTCCAGCGGTGCGTCGGCTGCCAGGTCCTCGCCGACCGGCAGGACCAGCTGGGCCGCGACGGCATCGACACGAACGGCGTCAAGGTCGGCCTGATCCCCGCCGCGGCGGCGGCCGCCATCAAGGCGCAACGCGAACTCGCCGGACACCGGCACACCGGCCACGACGACTGAACAGCACGGAGAGGGGAGGGCGGCACGGTGGCGAACTGGAACCTGAGCGTGGACCTGCGCGGCCACGGCAACGACCTGGCCCAGTCCCTCAAGTCCGCTTCCAAGCACGCCCGGACCCTCGGCACCCACGCCCGGGCAGCCAGGTCGGATGTGCGGGAGCTGGGGCGGGCGTCCCAGACCGCGTCCCGGCACATCCGGACCCTCGGCAACGAAGCCCGTACCGCCGGACGCCACGTCAGCACCTTCGGCAACCACGCCCGTACTGCCGGCCGGAACCTCGGCCGGTACGGGGACGCCGCCCGTACGGCGAACCGGCACCTCAACTCCCTCGGCGGGAACAGCCGCACCGCCGGCCGGGACCTGGCCCGCATGTCGAACCAGATCGACAGTGCGGTCCGGGACCTGAACCGCCTGGCGCAAGCCGCTCAGCGGGCGTCCACCGGCATGCGTGGCGTCGGGTCCGGCGGCACGCGCAGCCTCCGTCAGATGCGGGCCGAGACCGGGCGTCTCCGCCACCAGCTCACCGGCCTGGCCGCCCTCATGTCCGGCGGCGCCCTCGTCATGGGCTTCGGCGGGATGATCAAGCACGGCAACGAATACCAGCAGTCGATGAACACCTTCGGTGCCGTGACCTCGGCGACCGCGATCCAGATGCAGCGCGCGGCCGCCACCGCGAACCAGCTCGGCGGCGACCTCACCCTCCCCGCCGCCACCGCCGCCGGCGCCGCCGAGTCCATGGTCGAACTCGCCAAGGCCGGCTTCCGCACCGACCAGGCCATCTCCGCGACCCGCGCGTCCCTCACCCTGGCCTCCGCCGCCAACGTCTCCGCCGCCGACTCCGCCAGGTACCTCGGCGACATGATGGACCAGTTCGGCATGGGCGCCGACCAGGCCTCTCGCGCCGCCGACACCCTCGCCGCGACCGCGAACAACGCCTCCGGCGACATCATCGACATCTACTACGCCATGAAGTACGCGGGCCCCGTCGCCCACGGCCTCGGCGTCAGCATGGAAGAAGCCGCGTCTGCGGTCGGCATGCTCGGCAAGGCAGGCATCCTCGGCCAGACCGCTGGCACGACCCTGCGCGGCATGATGGCCAACCTCGCCGCCCCCACCAAGCAGATGAAGCAGGGCCTCACCGACATGGGGATCGAGGCGTGGGACGCGACCGGAAAGTTCAAGGGGCTTCGGTACGTCATCGAGGGCCTGTCCAAGGCCCAGCACTCCATGACCCAGCAGGACTTCACCGCCGCGGTGAAGAAGTCCATGGGCAAGCCGGCCATGTCCGGTGCGATCGCCCTCGCCCACCAGGGCACCGACAGCTTCGACGGGCTGATGGCCGCCGTGACCCGCACCGGTGCCGCATCCGACATCGCCGCGGCGAAGGGCCTAGGCCTCGCTGGTTCCATGGTCCAGCTCAAGGCCAAGTCCGAGCAGGCCGGCCTCGCCATCTACACCGGCATCGCCCCCGGCCTGGAGTACATGATCCGCGGACTCACCACCGGGATCTCCAACGCCACCCCGAGGATCGAAGCGTTCTTCAAGTACCTCAACGACGCCGCGACCCTCTTCGGCCCCGACGTCTCCTCCGCCGCCCGCTCCACGTTCAACGGCATCGGTGACGCAGCGAAGGGCATGCTCGAGCCGTTCAAGGAGATCGGCGGCGACGCCGTCGCATCCGCCCTCCATGTCCTGCTGTCCGTCGGCCAGATGGTCGTCACCGTCTTGGAGAACCTGACCAAGGGGGCAGAACCCGTCGCGGAAGCGCTCGGCGAAGTCGCCGGCAAGGGCGAAGGGGTCGCTACCGCCCTGGACGTCGTCGTCTTTGTCCTGGACGCCGCGACCAGCGCTGTATCGGCTCTCTCGGCAGTCCTTGGGCCGATCGGCGCACTGGTCGGCGTCCTCGTATCCGGTTTCGCGTCCCTGCCGGGACCCGTGCAGGCAGCTGTCCTGTCGATGCTCCTCATGCGGCGCGTCGGCCCCATAGCCCAGACCCTCGCCGGGAACATCGGTGGCCGCCTCACCGGCGCCTACCAGTCCCTGAACCAACAGATGGCCGTGCAGCGCTCCCTCGCGGCTACCTCCGGGCAGTCCCTCACCCGCTACGGGGCCGCCATGGCGGTCCTCCAGACACGCGTCCCCGTGATCGGCGCGGTGGGGTCCGCCTTCCGAACCGCAGCCGTGCAAGGGAACCGGTTCACCGGCACCCTCCGCGGAGTAAGCGCTGCGGCCGGTGCTGGCATGCGCGGAGCGATGAGCGGCCTATCCGGTGCCCTTGGCGGCCCATGGGGTCTGGCCATGGTCGGCGCGACGATGCTCCTCGGTACCTACCTGAGCGCCCAGCAGGATGCCGCAGCCGCCGCCGCCCAGCACAAGGCGTCCGTGGACGGCCTCACGTCCGCCCTGCGGGAATCCAACGGAGCCATCACCGAGAACGTCCGCACCCAGGCGGCACAGACTCTCGCCGACACGAAGATCACGCAGAAGAACATCGGCGTCAACACCTCCCTCATGAAGGTCCTGGAGAACAAGGGGCACACCCTCCAGGACGTCACCGACGCATATCTCGGCCAGCGCGGCAGCATCAAGGACCTCGCCGCCGAGATGGAATCTCTCGCCAAGAAGGAACTGGAGAAGGGGGGAGACGGATCGGCTAAGCGCGTCACCGAGTACGGGCTCGCCGCCAAGGCGCTGCGCGGCATGTCCGGGGACGCGGAGACGGCCGCGAAGAACGCCAAGGACCTCGACAACGCAGTATCCGGGCGTGGCGTCACCGCCTACAGCCGGCTCAAGGACGCGGTTGGCGCGCTCGCGGACAAGACTGCGGATGCCGACTCCCGCACCAGGGCCCTCCGCGACGCCCTCGACCTGCTGTCCGGCGGATCTGTCTCCCTCCAGGCCGCCCAGGCCCGCGTGAACGAGGCGATCACCCAGGCCAACGAATCCCTCGCCGCCGGAGTCGACGAAGCGGACGGGTGGGGCAAAGCCCTGATCGGCCTGAACGGGGCGGTCGACACCACCACGAAGAACGGGCAGCAGCTTTTCTCCACCCTGGACTCGATCGCTGACAGCTCCGCGTCCGCAGCCGTCGCCGCGTACGACTTCGCACAGTCGCAGGGCAAGTCCGTACCCCAGTCGATCGCCGCAGCCACGAAGGAGATGCAGAAGGGGAGGGACGCTGCCACCAAGCTGATTGGCAGCTACGACGTCGGGGCCGATGAAGCCGCCAAGATGGCGGACGCCATGGGCCTGATCCCGGGCCGAGTGTCGATCCTCCTGCAGACCAAGGGCGTCGACACCGCCCTCGCGGAGCTGCTCGGTGTGCAGGCCGAGTTCGAGCGGTTCCCCACCAAGAAGACCATCAAGGTCGACGCACTCGGCGAGGAAGCGAAGAAGGAACTCGAGGACATCGGGTACCAGATCAAGCTGATCCCGGGCACCCGCGAATACAAGATCACCGCGCCTACGGCAGCCGCCCGCACCGAACTCAATCTTCTCATTGCGAAACTCGGTGAGACGAACGGCAAGACCGTCGAGATCGACGCCAAAACCCAGGGCGCGATCACCGACCTGGAAACCCTCCAGGCGAAGGTGAAGGGCACCAAGGGCACGACTGTCACGATGAAGGTGCCCACCGAGGAGGGGCGCCGACAGCTCGAACAGCTCGGCTTCAAAATCAAGTCCACCAAGGGCAAGACGGTCACCATCGCGGTCCCCACTGGCGGCCAGAAGGCGGCCGTGCAGTCCCTCGCCGCCGCCATCGCCGGCCTGAAGGACCGCACCGTCACCATCCGCACCATCGAGGTGACCGACCGGCGGATCACGAACACCGTCACCGGCGAGACCCGCTCCCGCACCAAGCTCCGCGCCGGCGCCCAAGCCGACGGCAGCGTCCTCAGCTTCTATGCCGGTGGCGGCATGAACACCCCCGGCGCCTTCCCCCGAGGGGAGAACCACACCGCACAGATCGCCCCCGCCGGCGCATGGCGCGTGTGGGCCGAGGACGAGACCGGCGGCGAGGCGTACATCCCCCTCGCCCCGTCGAAGCGCGGCCGCTCCCGGGCCATCACTGAGGAGACGATCCGCCGCCTCGGCGGTGACCCGAAGACCGTGCAGTGGAAAGCAGACGGCGGGGTCGTCTCGTTCGCGGACGGCGGGTTCTCCTACACCCCGACCGGGATGCGCCGCGACACCTCCTCCGTGCAGTCCTCGTACGCCGAATCCCACCAGCCGATCGACAAGGACGCCTACCTCAAGAAGGTCCGCGCCCGGAAGAACGCAGTCGACAACCTGCGCGCGGCCGAGGCGAGGCTGAACCAGGTGCGCCGGGGCAAGCACACGCACGCCCAGCTTGTAGCCGCTGAGACCCGGGTGGCGAAGGCGCGCCGCAGTGTCGCCACCGCCACGGACGCCGCCCAGAAGGCCGAGGCCCGGTACAAGAAGAAGTTCAGCCTGGGCGACTGGCAGAAGACCCTCAAGTCTGCGGTGTCGGCGAACGCCTCGTACGAGTCGAACCTGCGGGCGATCACGAACCGCGGTGGCGGCGACGTGGTCGACCAGCTCCGTGACCTCGGGGAAGAGGGCGCCGCGATGGTGTCGGCCCTCGCCCGCGCGTCGAAGAAGCAGTTCGCGGACATCGTCGCGAACCTGCGGAAGCTCGGCCCGCTAGCGAAGGCATCCCTGGCCGACTACACCAAGCAGCTCACCGCTTCCACCAAGACGTCCAGCGCGTTCCAGGCCAACCTTGCGAAGCTCGCCTCCATGGGGTACGGCGACCTCGCCACCCAACTCGCCGGTCAGGGCGATGAGGCGTCCCAGAAGCTCGCTGCGGAGGCCGTGAAGAACAAGGCTGCGGCCGGCTCGGCAGACAAGGCGGCGAAGGCGTCGGCGAAGACCCTGTCGGACGACGATCTGCAGCAGCTCCTCGCCATTATCGCCGCGGTGAAAACGTCCAAGACCGGCCTGCACGCGGTCGCGGACACCACTGGGATCGGTGAGGACGAGGTCATCACCGTCGCCAACAAGGCCAGCACGCAGATCAAGGCGTCCCTCGGCTCCCGCGCCACCCAGTTCCTGGCCGACCTCGCCCGCGCCAACAAGGGCTTGTCCTACGCCGACGGGGGGATCCGGGAGGGTATCTACGCCACCCGCGGCGGCGCCGTGACCTTTGCCGAGCCCTCCACCGGCGGGGAGGCGTACATCCCTCTCGGGGCGAGCAAGCGTGGCCCGGCCACGAATGTCCTCCGGGACGTGGCGTCCCGGTTCGGCGTCGGCCTCACCGACGTCGCTACCAGTCGCCCGATGGTCATCGTCCGGGAGGGTGGCGACACCTACGTCACCGTCCCCGCTGTCCGCACCGGGGCCTCCGGGTCCGACATCGGCGCCCAGGTCGGACGCAGCGTCCGCAGGGCTCGCAGGGGAGGGGTGAACGCCCGTGCCGCCGCTTGAGCTGACGGACTGGCAGTACGACCTGGGCGGTGTCCTCATGGGCGCCGGTACGTCCATCCAGGTCATCGAGACGTCCGGGCTAGGGCGGCCCCCGGTCCGGGACTCCGATGTCGACCAGCCGTCCATGGACGGGGTCTTCGCCGGCAGGGACTACTACGGCGCCCGCCAGGTCCAGATCGACGCCGCGATCAATGTCCCCGGGAACCCGGCCGCGTGCCACGACATCATCGCCGCGCTCCAGGCCGACGCCGACGACGAGGGCGTTCGTCTGGCCGGCGGGGTCACGATGCCGCTGCGGATCCTCCGCCCGGGCCGCCCCGTCAAGCGCCTCGACGGGCGCCTGCGCCGCGTGGACCCCGAGTTCCGGCGGGTCATCCACGGCTACGTCCCCCTCGACCTGGAGTTCATCGCCACCGACCCCAGGTTCTACGCCGACGAGGAGACCACCACCGAGATCCCTCTCGGCTGGCTCACCGGCGGCGGATTCGCGGCCCCCGTCGTCGCCCCGATCTACGTCCAGTCCGGCACCGTCGCAGCCGACCGCCCGGGCTGGGCCCACAACCTCGGCACCGGCGCCGCGTGGCCCGTCATCCGGATCACCGGGCCCGTCGCCAACGTGAGCGTCATCCACTCCACCAGCGGCCGACGCCTCGACCTCCCCACCCTCACCCTCACGGCCGGCCAGTGGGTGGAGATCGACACCCGGCCCGGCCACCGCACCGTGACCAGGGAGAACGGCGGCAACGCGTCCGCACTGCTCACCCCGTCATCCCGTATTGACCTGTTCTCCCTGCCGCCCGGGCCGTCCGAGATCCGATGGACCGGCTTCGACGCCACGAACACGGCCCGCCTCCGCCTGACCTGGCGCGACGCCTACACAGCCCTCTGAGGAGCACGGCATGACCCTCGAACCCCGGCCGATCCTCACCGACGGCGCCACTCACCCCGCCCAGCAGTTCCGCAATCTTGTCTCCGACCTCGCCCGGGACAACGAAGGCGTGACCCGAGGAACTGACCTGAAAGTGACCCAGCTCGGCACTCCTGGCGGCTCCGTTCAGGTGTCGTCGGGAACAGGGCTGGTCCGTGGCCGGTACCAGGCCTACCAGGGGACCTACGCGGTCATGAACGTCGGCTCCGCCAATGTGGACATTGCGCCCACCGGCGGTAGCCCGCGCTCCGACATGCTCATCATCCGCGTCGAGGACAGGGAGTACGAAGGGAACATCGACCCAGCAACGGGGCAGGTCAACTACTTCCAGATCATCTCGAACGTCAGCTCGTCCGCCACCACGATCCCCGACGGGCGCACCGGGATCCCCCTGGCCCGGATCGACATCCCCGCATCCACGTCCACGATCACCGACGCGTACATCAAGGACATACGGCAGGTCGCAAACCCCCGCCGCGACCGGCAAATGTTCCCCCACTCCCCGGCTTCCGCCTCCACCGAAATCACCGGCAGCGCCAGTTCCTGGGGGTACTTCACCACCGAGGCCGGCTGGAGCCTGGCCGTCCCGGCATGGGCCAGCCGGGCCCTGATCCGCATCGACATGTACAGCGTTCGTCTCTCCACCGCCAACTTCTACGGGGCGGTCCGCGCCGTGTTCGGGTCCTCCCTCCTCGTTGTCCAGGCGGTCTCCGTCGATGACAACCAGGGGACCGCCGTACGCCGCATCAACGTGGGCGTCGCCGACACCATCACCATCCCCGACTCCTACCGGGGAACCACCCAGCTCCTGCGCCCCCAGGCCGCCGGCTACTCCGGGAACGCCGGCCGGATCAGCGTCGATGGGTCCTCGACCTTCGTGTACGAGGTCGAGTTCTACGAGGGCCCCCGATGACCACGACTCCGGGCCGGGTCCTCACGCAGCACGCCCTGACGGGGGAGTGGCTGTCGACCGCCCTGCCGCTGGGCGACCTGGAGTACGGGCCCGAGCTCAACGGCCCCGGCAGCCTGTCCGGGACCCTGTCGCCGCGTCTCCTGTCCCAGCACCCCGCCCTCATCGACCCGGGCACCACCCTCATCTACGTCGAGGCCGACGGGGAACTCCGCTGGGGGGGCCTGGTGTGGCACCTGGAGATGGAAGGCGACCAGCTCCGCCTGGAAGCGGCGGGCTGGTCGTCGTACCTGCAGAAGCGCCGCGACCTTGACGGGAACTACGGCGGCCGCGGCCCGTACGTGAACGCCGACCCGTGCAACGTGATTCGGGACATCTGGGCGTACGCGCAGAGCATCGCCGACGGAAACCTGGGTGTCGTCGTCGACTCGACTACGTCGACCGCGAAGGTCGGCACCCCGGCGGAGCCACTCGCCTCACCATTCTGGGAGAAACCCGTCCTGGGCGACGCAGCCGACAACCTCGTTTCCGGTGAGGCCACCCCCGACTACACCTGCTCGGTCGCCTGGAATCCGGGCAAGACCGCCCCGGTGCGCCGGATCCGCCTCGGCTGGCCACGGCTCGGCGCCCGCCGCACCGACATCACCTTCAGCTCAGGCGTGAACATCCTCGAGGACCCACCGGTAACGATGGCCGCCGACGACTACGCCCAGGTCGTCATCGCCACCGGCGAAGGCGACGGCTCCGCGAAACCGTCCGAAATCTCCGCCGTACGCAACGGTCGCCTCCGCCTGGAACACCTCATCGACATCCCGGACGTGAAGGGCCGCGACATCCTCGCCTCCCGCGCGGCCGCCGAACGCGCCCGCCGCCAGAACCTCGGCAGCGTCGACCAGATCGTCCTCCGCGACACCAGCGCCGCACCCTTCGGCAGCTGGCAGGTCGGCGACGACGTGTACACCCGCGTCAACAACGCCTGGACCACCTACGTCGGCTGGCGGCGCATCACCGGATGGCGCACCCAGCCCCACGCACAAGGCGGCCCCCGCGCCGTCATCGACCTCCAGCCCGCCGACTCCTACCAGTACGGAGGGGTCACCTCATGAGCACCGACATCGGCCAGATGATTGTCGACCTGCAACGCCGCATGCAGAAAGTCGAGGCCCAGTCCCGGCTCAAGTCCGCGTCCCTGGACGACGCCGCGCTCGTAGTCCGCGACGGCGCCGGGTCTTTGCGTGCGGTCGTGGGTCAGCAGGGCGACGGCACCACCGCGGTGAACGTCGTCAACGGGGCACCCCCGCCGACCCCGTCCACCCCGACCGCGGCCCCGGCGCTCGGCGGTGTCTCCGCGGGGTGGGACGGGATGTTCGCTGACGGTGCGGTCATCCCCCTGGACTGGGCCCGTGTCGAGGTCCACGCCTCCCCGGACACCGGGTTCACCCCCACCGCAGACACGCTCGTCGCGACGATCGAAACAGCCCAGGGCGGCATCGTCTACGTTCCCGCCACCGTGCCCCAGTACGTACGGCTCCTGGCCCGCAACACCTCCGGGGCCGCCTCGGACCCGACGGTGCAGGTCGGCCCGTACGCGCCGAAGCCGGTAGCAGGGGAGATCGGCATCGGGGAGATCACCGAGACTCTCATCGCCGACGGGGCGGTGACCACCCCGAAGGTCTTCGCCAACGCGATCACGACAGCGCTTCTGGCCGCCGGATCAGTCGATGCCACCGCCCTGAAGGCCGACGCCATAACCGGCAAGACCATCACCGGCGGCGTCATCAATGGCGCCGAGTTCCACTCCGACGACGGCGCGGGCGGCCTCGTCGACATCGAGACCGGCACCGTCGTCACCACCGCAGCCACCGGCTGGCAGATCCTCATCGACCCCAGCCAACCCCTCCCCGTCGTCGACTTCCTCGCCCCGGGAGGCGCCACCGCAGGATCCATCAACGGCACCGGGGACCCCTCCCAACCCGGCCTCAACATCTCCAGCGGCCCCTTCACCGACGGGGCCATCACCGACTGGCGATGGATCACCAGGTCCGGCGCCGACGGCCCAGGAGTCAACGGGTGGCGTACCGTGCGCGTCCGGGCATCCGACACGTCCGTAGCCAGCGGCGGGACCATCCAACTCGAACCGGCCGCCGCGATCCTCGCCGTCGTCGACAGCTCCAGCCCGACTCCCAGCACCATCCTGCAAGTCGAGCCCGGCCAATTCGTACTCGATGAAGGCCGGCTCCTCATCGACCCCCCGGTTTCCTCCTCCTCGGCGATCTACCTCATCGCGAAAGCTGGGCAGACCGGCTACCTGATGAGGTTGCAGCTTGGTGGAGCCGACCGGTTCACCGTGTCGCCCACCGGTGCGGTAGTTGCCGCAGGGGCGGTGAGCGCGGCCAGCGTGGCCGCTACCGGTGCGGTCACAGCGGCCACCGTCACGACCACAGGAACCGTCGCCGCAGCCAGCGTCACCGCCACAGGGGCCATCGCCGCCACCGGCGCCCTCACCGGCGACAGCCTCACCGTCGACACCACCACATTCACCACCTACACCCCCACCGTTGCCGGAGGCGGATCCGCGACCTTCACCACCCGCACCGGCTGGTACTACAAGCTCGGCAAAATGGTGTACTTCTGCGCCGATATCACCGTCAACGCCGCCGGATCCGGAACCGGCAAGGTCACCGTCACCGCCCCCAGCGGCATCCACCGGACGACCCGCCAGCACGTGTCCGCCGCACTCCGGTCCGTCGTCGTGAACACCATGGGATCGAACGGCAACGCCGTCTCGCTCACCAGCATCTCGGGCTCCACATGGGACGAGATCGTCGTCTCCACCGACTCCGCCACGAACCGCGACCTGATCCTGACCGGCGCCATGCTCCTCGCCGGAGCGACGATCACCCTCGAAGGGTGGTACCGCGAAGCCTGACCAGGGGGAGCACCCGAGCCCCGCACCCGTACGCTGATCTGTAGGGCGACCCTCCGCCCCGCACCACCCCCGAGGGACTGCCACCCGGCCCCGGCCGGCGCAGCACGCCAACCATTTGCTCTGGGCGCGGGGAGTGCAGGAGCACGGGCACGGTGCCCACCGATCTCACGATCCGTACGTACGACCCCACGGGGCACCTCGGCCGACACCATGCCCTGGACCCGCGGAGTCTCGCCTACCGGCGCCCGTACGACGGGCAACCCCTACGCCCCACCGCGTGGGAACCGCGCATCCCGGTCCTTGACCAGCGCAACCTGATCGCCCAGGGCATCCTCACCTCGGCCTCGTACGGACTCGAGTCGGACGTCGATGCCCTCGCCTCGTGCACGGGTCAGGCCGCGACGGCACTCCTGTCGATCCTCCTCACCCCCGAACAGGCCACCGGCGCCGGGCTCCACACCGGCAGCGCCGTCGCGGCCCAGCATTTCGCGATCGGCTTGTACGCCGACGCCACAGCCGCCGACCGGTGGCTGGAGCACACCTGGCCCACCCACGACACCGGATCCTCCGGCCTCGGCGTCGCCAAGGCCATGCACGCCCGCGGCCTGATCGACCAGTACGGGCACGCCACCACCGCCGAGGAACTCTGCACCCTCCTGCAGACCGGTCCGGTTCTCCTCGGCCTGCCCTGGTGCGCAGCTTTCACCGACACCACCGACCGGCACGGGTTCGTTGACGCCGACCCCGGCTGGGCCACCTCCCCCCTGGAAGGCGGCCACGAGGTGTGCGTCACCGCCCTCGAGGACGTCGCCCAGGTCGACGGCCAGCTCGACCCTGACCACACCGTCCTCCGCTTCAGGAACTCCTATGGCCCGTCATGGGGGGACCACGGGGACGGGCGGCTCCGCCTGTCTACCTACCTCGCTATCCGGGCGCAAGCAGACGTCATCCAACCTCGCCGAGACGGAGTCCTCCTGTGACCTCCTTCCACGTCGCGGTCGACCACATCGACCCCGGCGCCGACAACCCCACCCCGACCACCACCTACCTCGGCACCGTCGACCAAGCGCACGTCAACCAGGTCCGCGCGATCGCCGCACTCCCCGACTCGGAGCGCTGGGTCAAGGACCACCCACGCCTCGACGGGGCGTTCTGCGTACTGCGGGACGACGGCGACCTCGACGTGTACGTCCCGACGGACGCCGCCGACTACCGGGTCTACGAGCCCGACCCGCTGCCCCTCACCCGGAACAAGGGCGGCGACCTCGCCCCGGAGAACGCACAGTTCGTCCAGACGAAGTCCACCGCCAGCTACACCGAGGCTGACCTGCCGCGCGGCGCGTCGGGCCCCGCCAACATTTCCGGCGCCATCCGGATGGGCGGACAGTCCATCGGCGGCGCCATGGACACCCCCGGCAACCCGCCCCGTTTCACCTGGCACAGCACCGAGTCCCCGGCCGGTGGCTCGTACCTGACGTCGATCTCCGCCTACCTCATCCGGGTCGGCGCCGAGTCCCAGGTCGTGTACGACCCGATCACGGACGGCCTCGTCCAGCTGGGCCCGCTGACCAAGTCCGGGCGCGCCCTGCGCAACGACGGCGCGCGCCGCACGAACCGCGAGGGCAAGGTCAACATCCAGGTCGAGGTCCTCGGCCGTGCAGCGAACCCGTGGACGAAGGGCTTCGACCCGGCGAAGAAGCCGAACTTCCGCAAGCTCCTCGCGGCTGGGCGCGCGCACGGCATCCCTGACGTCTGGCCAGCCGGTAAGCCCCCGGCCACGTCGGCGGCCGCAGTCAAGGCCGGGCGGAACCGCAACACCTGGCAGTCCAAGGGCGGGCACTTCGCCCACTCGCAGGTCCCCGGCAACGACCACTGGGACCCGGGTGCCATCGACACCAGCATCGTCCCCGGCAAGCCCCCGGCCAGCGGCGGCAACAACGGCCCGGGCGCTGGCGGAGGAACGTCGACCGGCACGTACATCGTACGCAAGGACGACAACCTCTCCAAGATCGCCGACGCGCACGACACCACGGTGGCCGCCCTGGTGAAGCTGAACGGGATCAAGGACCCGAACAAGCTCGCCATCGGCCAGACGCTGAAGGTCACGGGCGCCCCCGCCCCGAAGCCGGCCGCCCCTCAGTACGAGCCGTTCCCCGGCGCCGCGTACTTCCACGGCGGCCGCCACAGCCCGATGATCACCGCAATGGGGCGCCGCCTCGTCGCTGAGGGCTGCGGCAAGTACAAGTCGGGCCCGGGACCGAACTGGACCAACGCCGATCGGCAGTCCTACGCAGCCTGGCAGCGCGAGCTCGGCTACACAGGCGCCGACGCCAACGGCATCCCCGGCAAGACGTCCTGGGACAAGCTCCGCGTCCCCAAGTCCTGACCACCCAACCCCGAAGGAAGCATCATGCAGCCCACCCTCGACACTGCGTACTGGCTCGGCCTCGCCATCGGCGTCGTCCTCCCGGTCCTCGTCGGCCTCGTCACCACCCGCGTCACCCGCTCCGGCACCAAGGCCGTCCTCCTCCTCGCCCTGACCGCCCTGAACGGGTTCCTCGTCGAGCTCGCCAACCCCGGCGACGGCTACCAGGTCGGCTCCGCCGTCGTGCTGTGGGCCGTCAGCTTCGGCACCGGCGTCCTCGCTCACTTCGGCCTGTGGAAGCCCACCGGTGTCTCCGCCCGGGCGCAGGATGTCGGGGCCAAGCACGGCACGGCGGTCGGCGCCTGATGCGCGCGGCGGCCCTGATGCAGACTCCGCACCGCGTACTCCGGAGTCTGCGCAAGCGTGTGGGCCGCCGCGGCGTCTTCCTGCTCATCCTCGGCATCGGCAAGACGTGCTGGGGGATCAGCTTCATCGTCGACCCCCCGGCCGCCGATGGTCTGCAACTGCTGACGTCCCTGTGTTCGCTGCGGCACTGGGCTTGGCTGTGGATCGTCGTAGGGCTGGTCACCGCCGGGTCTGCGTTCCTGCGAATCGGCCGCGACTGGGCCGGATTCGTCGCGGCGCTCATTCCCCCCACGGTGTGGGCTATCGCCTACCTCGCCGCTGCCGTCAGCGGCGAGTACTCACGGGGCGCCTTCGTGGCGCTCTGGTACCTCACCTCGCACGTCGGGGTCATCATGTGGGCGGCCACGGTTCCCGAGCATTCGGTCCCCCCAGTGCCCCGCCGCCCTGGGAAAGGCAACGCAGCATGAGTGTCTGGTCTGGATTGGTCGCCGCGTTCGGCGCGGTTGGCATGGTGGTGGCGGGCCTGTTCACGGCCCGCGCGACGACGCGGGCCGCGCAGGCTACTGCCGCTGCGAATCAGGCGGCTGCGGCCGCACAGGCAGCCCCCGCTCTACGTACGGCAGACCTGGCTGTTCTGCAGGCGACCGTCGAGCGGGTGGACAAGGAGAACGGGCTGCTGCGTACGGAGAACGAGCAGATCAGGGCCAAGCAGTCTCGTATGGAGCGGTTCCTGCAGGCGTTCTCGTGGTCGATGGATGACCTCTACCGGTGGGCCCGGAGCCCGATCGGCCCACCTCCGGACCCGCACCCGCTGGTCGATGAGTACAACCGAACTGGAGTTTGACGATGGTCACCGTCAAGGGCACGCAGATCGGCGGCACTCCGCAGCGCACCGAGGTGACCATCACCCTGGTTGACGTGACCGGTGCCCTCGCTGTCGGCTACGTAGGCGGCGACGAGGCGCAGATCGTACGGCCCGTCACCGTGAAGCCCGACGAGAACGGTGACTGGGAAGCCGCCCTGGTCCCGAACGCGGAGATCGAGGCGGACGCCGGGGACACGGTGTGGCAGGTCCAGGAGGGGCGGGCCCTCGACGGCACCCCGGTACGCACGTACATCCTCGTCCCGGACACGGTCGGCCCGCACTGGATCGGTGACCTGCGCGTCGACCTCGGGGACGCGCCCACCGGCGGCAGCACCATCGTGTACGTACCGGGCCCGGCCGGCGATGACGGTACGGACGGTGTGGACGGCCTGTCGGCGTACGAGGTGTGGCGGTCGGTGGAGGGCAACGACGGCACTGTGGACGACTACCTGGCGTCCCTCGTCGGCCCATCCGGCGCGGCGGAAGCCCAGGAGTACACCGACACCGCAGTCGCGGCCGAAGCGGAGCGCGCCGACGACGCGTACGACCCGGCCGGGGCCGCCGAGACAGCCCGGGTGGCAGCAGTCGATGCCGCAGCGGCCGACGCCGCGTCGAAAGCGACTGCGGCCCGCACCGCGGCGATCGCGGCCGCCGCCGACGACGCCACTGCCAAGGCCTCCGCAGCCCAGTCCGCCGCTATCAGCACGGCGGCCGCCGACGCCACGGCGAAGGCGGACGCGGCCCGTACGGCGGCGGTGAGCACTGCCTCGGCAGACGCCACCAGCAAGGCCGCAGCCGCACAGGCTGCCGCCATCGCCGCAGCGAGCAGCGACGCCACCACGAAGGCCAACGCCGCGCGGGACACCGCGACCGCGTCCGCGGCGGCCGACGCGACGACGAAGGCTGGAAGCGCGCAGACCGCCGCCGTGTCTGCTGCGGCATCGGCGGCCGCCGGCTTGTACCTCCCCAAGGCCGTCCTCACCGTCGATCAGCTCATGGCTCAGCCCGGCACAAAAATCTTTGGGCACCGCGGGGCCGGGATGGTGTGCCCAGAGCACACGGAAGCCGCCTACGACTATGCAGTTGCCCACGACATCCAGTTCGTGGAGATGAGCTGCAACGTCGACTCGGAGCAGCAATTGTGGTGCCACCATGACCTGACGCTGGACCGGACGACACACGCCACCGGGGCGCTCAACACCTATCCGTCGACCGGGATCACCAACCGGGTCCTGACGAACGGGAAGCCGTTGCTGGGTCCGGGATGGACGGACCAGCCGATGGTGCCGCTGCGGAAGATGCTGGACAAGTACCTCGGGCGCGGCGTGGTCATCTTCTTGGAGCCCAAGGGGAATGATGCCGTCGTCCCGCTCCAGAACCTGCTGGCCACCTCGTACCCACATGCCAATCAGTCGGTGATCTGGAAGGCGCACGTCGGTACGAGCTTCACCTGGCCCAAGACCAACGGGTTCCGGACCTGGTGCTACGTCGATGACGCCTCCTCCGACGCAGTGCTCGACGGCAAGGACGCCCAGGTGGACTACTGGGGGGTGTCCACCACGATGTCGTCCGCCCGGCGGCAGCAGATCGTCCAGAGGCCCGGAGGCAAGCCGGTCTTCGCGTGGCCCGTGTACAGGAGGTCGCAGCGCACCGCCCTGGAGGCCGACGGAGTGGTGGGCATGATGTCGTCCGACCCGGTGTACGTACGCGGCACCACACCCTCGGCCACCGTGTCCCGGTGGGATCAGCAGGTCAAGGAGTCCGGCGGCACCCCGTGGACGGACTACAACGAGGCCGACGCGCTGAAGTTCCATGACGGCGGCTGGGTGTCGATCAACAAGGCGAAGGGCACGTACGGGCTCGGCCGGTACACGATCAGCCCGTCCCTGACCTCGTACCGCATCCAGATCGAGATGAAGTACGACCAGCTCAACACAGCCGACCTCGCCGTCCATGGAGGCCTGTACTTCGGCAAGGCATCGGACGACAAGTACGAGTTCAGCACCATCAACGCGAGCAACGGCTACCACCTGATCCTCCGCCACAACGGGGTCCTGCGCCTGTACCGGCACGTGACCACCCAGACAGGCGGCATCCTGCTCGGTGCGGGCGACATCGGCACCGACGCCGCGGTGGCCGGCCAGTCCATGACGATCCAGATCGACGTGACACCGACGACGATCGAAGCGCGCCGACTCGGCAACGCACTGTGGACGACGGGCCCGATCGCGGACGCCTCGTACCGCGGCGGGAACTTCGGGCTGAGCAACGGGTCAATCCTGGATGCGGCGGCCCGCCCGTTCTTCCGGAACCTGGCGATCACGCCGCTGTAGGAGAGGGGCGGTCCCGGTCTCTGGACCTGCGCTCTTGTCCTATACTTTTGCGACTCTAATAACGTGATCATGCTCAGCTCTCTGGCTACGCCGCGCCCCCCAAGTCGGTCAACCTCGCGTCACCGCTCCATCTTCCAGCCGACGGGGCAAGCTGCGTGAACCAGATCGACCACCCAGTCCGGGGCCCAGTGGGCGTCAAGACGGAACTCGACGTCTTCGAGGCGGTCGGTGAGGTCTCCGCCCGGGTTCCGCCACTTCCCGAAGACTCTCGCCTTCCCTGTGCAGAGCCCGGTGTGGGCCTGCCAGTTCAGCTTGATTCGGATGTGGGAGGGGGCAAGGTGGCCGCCGCCGTACGGCATGGGTACTTCGGGGGCGCCGTCGGGGAGGCTGTAGACCACGGTCCGGAACTCGGACTCTTGCTCAGCTCGCACAGTCATGGTGCCCCCTCAGGTTCCGCGGTGCGGCTGAGTCTCAGCTGCACCAGCGCGAACGCTACACAGCGAATCCGGGGGAGCGAAGCTCTTGCCCGGGCGCACCCTTGAACCATGAGCACCGACCTGACTCCCCGCGAGGTTGAGGCGCCCAGCCCCGACACGGACACCGCCCACCCCGGCGAACCACCCGACCCCGCACCGCCGGATCGCCCGCACGAACTGGGCGCCCGGCCGGCCCCGCTGTCCCGGCTGCTGTACCCGTGACGCGGATGCTGGGCTCCTGGTCGTCGCCGTGGTGCCCGTACTGCCGTGGCCCGGCGGGGGTGGACTGCCCGGACCGGTCGTGGTCGAAGAAGCAGCAGCGGGCACGGGAGAAGCGGGCCTGGCGGCAGGAGGTTCGCGCGACGCCGCCGAGCGCCTAGGACTTCTCGCGCTTCTTCTTCCTGACCCAGTCGTGAACCGCCTCCACCAGGGCGTCTGATGTCTTCCGTCCCTCCGATGCCGCCAGTTCCTCCAGCTCGGCCCACAGCGCGGGTGGCGGGCGGAAGCTCTTGACGGGTGTCTGTCCTGTGGCTGGCCTGCCTGCCATGACTCCTCCTCGGGTTCCTGTCTTACAGAAATTAGCATCCACCTGCCCTGACGGCTTGACAAGGGGTACGGATGGGCGCATTCTTGTAATACAGAAACAAGCGGCGAGCAGGGGAGACGGAAATGAACGCCACGATTCGCGAGCAGGCAGAAGTCAAGGTTCAGAGCATGGCCGCCAAGCTCAACGACGACGCCCTGTGCCTCGCCTGGATGGCCACCGAGGGCAAGCCCGGCACCCAGGAACTCGCCCTTGTGCGCGGCTGGATCATGACCGAGCTCAACAACCGCCTCGGCGACGACCTGTTCGACGAGTGGCTGATGGACGTCGACGACAACGGCGACGGCGTCAACCCGCTCGCCTACTTCGCGGTTCAGGCTTCCGCCTGATCTACCCCAGCCCCGCCACACGGCGGGGCTTCGCTCTGCCCGCAGGCCGAAGACCGAGATGGAGAACGTACGTGCAAGAGGCTCTGACACCCGAACTGAACAATAGGTGCGGCAACCCAGAGTGCAGGACCGACCTGAGCGCTATCGATTGGTCTCAACGGACCCGAGACTACTGCTCGATCAAGTGCCGGAGCCGGGCCAGTCGACTTCGAGTCATCGCCCGCAACGAGGGCCTGGCCAGCAAGGTGTGCTCCGTCTGTGGCGTCGACAAGCCCATGGATGCGTACTACCACATATGGCTACCTCATTGCCGTGACTGTTCCCGCGCGAAGTCGCGCGAGCGCTACCGAGTCAACGGAGGCAAGGAAGCCGTCTACGCCCAGAACTTGCTGAACAACTACGGCATGACCGTGGCGGAGTACGAGACGCGCGTGAGCCAACAGGGTGGGCGGTGCGCCATCTGTGGGACCACCCCAGACCACCGGTTGCACGTTGACCACAATCACCGGAGCGGTGCCGTGCGGGACTTGCTCTGCCGTCCGTGCAACTACGCACTCGGCAACGCGCAGGACAGCCTGCGGGTAGTACGCGCTATGGTCGCCTACCTTGAGCGCCACGCAGACGCAGATTCCATGAGTACCAGCGAGGCAGGCTTCGCTTAGGATCGCGCTCACAGCAGATTCGCACTGTTCGACTGATGCCCCCTCCGGATGGTCGCGGCGGGGGCATCTGCGCGCTTCACTCCAGATAATGTTCCTTCTATGGAGCCACAGATCAGAGCAGGGGAACACGTCGTCAACGAGGCTACGATGCTGGCGTTCTGGCGAGCCCGCCTCGACGAAGACGAGCGGGCAGCGCGCCGAGCTGGCGACACCTTCAGGCAAATCGGGGAAACCGGCGTCATCGTTGCCACGGAAGGCGACCGCGCAGAAGAGTGCGCCTCCGCCAACTGGGCCGGTATCGCCGAGCACATCGTTCGTCATGACCCCGCGCGTGTGCTCCACGGCGTGGAGGCAGCCCGCAAGCGTCTCACCACACTGTCCGACGCCATCGAGGCAGGACACGACTCCTACGACCTCGCATCCACCTTGCTGCCGTACGAGCTTCTGCCCTACACCGACCACCCGGACTACAACGAGAGCTGGCGTCCATGAGCCCGGATGACGAGGCGACCGCGCACCTCCTGGTGACGGCTGCCTTCCATGACGCAGCGGCCAGCGCCGACGAGCGGGGCGACTCCAGCATCGGAGACTTCTCCAGGGCTGTTCTCCGGCAGTTCGAGGAGCGCAGACATCTCGAAGGGGCGCTGTACACGGTCGTCATGAGGTACGCCCAGGAGCACGCCTCCCCGGACGAGGTGGCTGCTCTGCAACGCTGGATGGCTGAGGTGACCGGGCCGTGAGCGAAGACGACGACGTAGTGGACGGGGAGTTGGTCGAGGGCGGCCTGCTCCCCGCCATCCCGGAGGACCGAGCCCCGGCCGTGCCATTGGCCGAGGAGGACCCCGACGCGTGGCTGCCGCCCGAGGCGGAGGCGGACGTTCGGGCGGGTATCCCGAAGGACACCACCCGGGCGTACAAGGGCGACATGGACCAGTTCGCCGAGTGGTGCGACAAGGTCGGCCGACGCGTTCTGCCAGCCGCTCCGCAGACCGTGACCGCGTACCTGTCGTACCTGAAGCGCACCCCTCGGGAGCGGACTGGGCGGCCGTACGGTCCGGCGTCGATGGACCGGATCATTGCGTCGATCCGCTCCTCCCACCGGGGTGCCGGGTTCGAGCCGCCGGACACCATGGGGGCCCGTAAGGTCGTTGCCGGGTACCAGCGGGAGCTGTCCGAGGCCCAGGACCCGGCGGCGACCCCGCGCAAGGCGTCGGCCGCCGACCGCGCCGTCCTCGCCGAAGCCCTCTCGCACCTCGACCGGACCACCCTCGTCGGGAAACGCGACGCCGCCCTCATGCTCCTCGGGCACGCCATCGCCTCCCGAGGCAGCGAACTCGCCCCGCTGAACTGGCCAGGCAGCTTCACCGACCTGCCCGGCGGCGGGTTCACCGTGCGGGTGTACCGGAAGAAGCGGAAGAAGTGGCAGAACGTCGAAGTGCAACCCGACCCTGACCCGGTTCTGTGTACCGTCACCGCTGTACGGGACCTGGTGGACGCCCTCGCTCACGAGGGGCACACCACTGGGCCTCTGTTCATGCGGATCGACCAGTGGGGATACATGGGTGCCGAGATGACCCGCAAAGGTGAGCCGATCGGGGACCCGGACGGCCGGATGAGCATCAACGGGGCCTCCGACGTCGTCAGCCGATCCATCCACCGCACCGGCCTGCCAGGGAAGTGGACGTCGCACTCGCTGCGCCGGGGCCTGGTCAAGAGCGCCCGGGACGCTGGGGTGGACATCGTCGACATCGGCCGGCATGGCGGGTGGGACGACCGGTCGAAGGCCCTGATCGGGTACATCGACGAGGAGGACAGCACTGGGGACCGCAACCCGCTGTCCCAGATCGCGAAGAAGGCCGCCGCTCGGAGCGAGGAGCCCACGTGACCCCGAAGGCGTACAAGGCGGCGTCGGTGCGGCAGCTCGCTGCGGTGGTCGACGGCATGGCCGGCACTGTGTCGGAGGGCCGGGTCCGGCAGTTGCGGATGGTCGTCGACATGTTCGGCCGTGCGGTGGGCCGGGACGAGATGCCGGTTCGGTCGGCCCGGTCGGCGGAGCAGTTGTTCACGTGGGCGGCGCTGCGTCCGTTCTGGGAGTTGGCGGCGGCCGGTGAGCTGCGGCACTGGGAGAAGGACATCGGGAAGCCGCTGCCGGTGACCACCTTGCGGGTGGTGCGGAACTGCTTGGAGATCCTGGCTGCCCGGGTGTTGCCGGCGGGGCGGCGGGTGCGGTTGCCGGAGCTGGAGGTGCCGGAGCTGAAGCCGACGGTGGACGGCCGGTCGTTGGCGGCCCTGTACCGGGGAATGGTGGATCTGGCCGGGCGGGGGCCGTTGGTACGGGATGGGACGGCGTTGTCGGTGGAGGACCGGGCGCGGACGTTGGCGATGGTCGCGGTGCTGTTGGACGCAGGGCCGCGGTCGGGTGAGATGGCTGCGCAGACGCTCGCGGATCTGGCGGCGGGTGAGGCGGCGGTGGGGGTCCGGCGGCGGTCGCAGCGCCGGGATGAGGCCCGGGTGGGCGAGGTCGCGGCGGTGACGGGGTTGCATCCATCGACGGTGGCGAAGGTGTTGTCGGGGTTGGGTCATGACCGGTCGTTGGCGACGGAGGCCCGGGTGCTGGAGGCGGCGGCCGCGCTGGGGCCGGTGCCGGAGGTGGAGTGGTTCGAGCTGCGGGAGGGGTCCCGGGTCGCTGTGCGGCGGTGGCTGGAGGTGCGGGAGCGCCTGGTGTCGGAGGACGTGCCGTTGACGGGGCAGCGGACCGCGTTGTGGGTGACGCTGTGGCCGTCGAAGGCGGGGCCGATCGGGATTCCGCTCAGCGCGCAGGGGTTGCGGCAGGGGTATGCGCGGGGGATCACGGCGCTCAACTGGGTGATGGCCGGCCAGTACGAGTGGGAGCCGTTGCCGACGACGATGGAGCAGGTCCGCCGGTCGGTGGACGTGGTGCCGCTGCTGGAGCCGCCGGGGGGCGTGTGAGGGCGCGCTCTAGAGGCAGGCTCCGCCGTCATCTTCCCAGGTGCGGATAGGGAGTTCCTGGGCGCGCTTATGGCGCAGCCGCTTGTCAGATCGGGTTTCGCGCTTGCTCTGCTCTCGGTTTTCCAGCTTGCGGCGTCTCCTGCGGGCGTTCCGCGGTTCGCGTGCTTCGGCCTTGCGGCGGGCCTTGGCCCGGTCGCGTACGTGCCACCAGCCGCACATGCAGTGGTAGGCCTGGAAGGTCCCGCCGAACTCTTCTGTCATCGCCTGTGCTGCGATCTCGGCCCAGGCTTCGTTGAAGTGCTTCTGCTTTGTGCGGGTGGGGCACCATCGTGGCTTTCCGGGCCGTATCCGCATGGCTGTTCTAAGACTCCGTGAGTGAGTTGATCGACATCGTAGCCGGAGGGGCGCACTTCGATGTCAGGTGCCGGGGAGGGTGTCCTGCTCCACCTCATGGGGTGCGGCGGCTTGTGGTCGGCGTGCGGCGTCGCAGTCCGGTCCGAGGCCGACGAGGCGTGAGGTGGGGGCGGTGAGTTCGCGGCCGCAGCGTCGGCAGTACCGGTGCCGGTACCCGGTGTTGGGGTCGTCGATGAGGGTGGGCTGCTGCTTCCGGTCGGTGCGGGCCATGGGTTCAGTGTCCAGTGTGGTGGCGGCTGGTGCGAGGGGCGGTCTACAATCGCCGTGATCTCACGGTTGTGCCCGTGAGCGAGGCCACCGCCCCGTCCGGGTGGTGGCCTTCGGTGTCTCTGGCTGAGGCTAGAAGAACTTGGCCTTGCTGAAGGGGCACCCGCGCTGGTCTCGCCAGTGGACGCTGGACCTCGTCCGGGCACGCATCTGGTACAGCCCCGCCTGTGCGGGGCGGAGAGTGGCGTGCCGCCAGAAGTCCTCCATCGGCACTTCGACTCCCGCCTCCGTGAAGATTGTGACGCCGGGCGCATCCAGGAGCTTCCGCCAGGTATCCGTGCAGATGACCCCGGGCTCGTCGTGGGCCCGCCACAGGAACTCCCAGCCTCCGACGTGCTGGCCGATGTGGAGCCCTTCGCCGTCAGGGTCGCCGCCCGGGAAGGGTCCGAAGGCGTAGTAGTTGGTGGACATGGTTCCTCCTGTGTCAGGCGGCGAGGCTGGTGTGAGTCTGGTCGATGCGACGCGTCGGCAGGTAGTCGCGGCCGAGTTCGCGGGCGATGAGCTGTGCGGGGCTACGCACCACGATGACGGCACCAGCCGGGGTCGTTGCCTCCGGCCGGTCCAGGACGAATCCGATCCGGTGGACCGTATACGTGCGAACTCGGTCGACCCGGACGGTGCGGGCTTCGCCGGTGGCCCGGTCCATGCCCTTGATGACGATGCGCCCGTCGCGGGTGGTGCGGATGTCGTAGACCTCCAGCGAGCGGACGTCTTCGACGAGCTGGCCAGTCTTCTTCCCGGTGTCGTCCTTCTCCTCCTTGAGGAAGGAGAGCGTCACCACACGCTGCTTGTCGAGGGCCTTGTAGAGGTCGGTGAGGGTCTGGGTGAGCGTCTGCCGGTTGGTGTGTCGCATCTGGTGCCCCCGCGTGTTGTGGTGTGCGACCACCATGACACGAAACATATTGCGATGCAATACGAATGCGGGTACTGTTGTCGTTGTCGGGACAGCCCCGACGGCAGACACCCCCATACCGTCTACCGTCTGCCAGATGATTGGAGGAAACTGGCGTGGCCAACGCCCCCAAGAAGCGCCCGCCGACCAACACCAGCGGGCGTCCCCCGAGAGGACCCCGCCCCGTGACCACCGACCGCAACCTCCGCGCCGGCCTCACCGCAGCATCCGCCCGCCTCAAGGAAGTCAACTCCCCCGAGCTGGCCACCTACGTCGACACCGCCCTCGCCCTCGGCGCGTTCCGCATCCGCGAATCCGGCACCGGCGACAGCCTCTCCATCCGGCTCCCCGAGTCCGCACGCGACGCCATCGAGGACGCAGCCGACGACATGGGCGTCACCAGCCTGAGCACCGTGGTCGACGAGGGGTTCCGCCGGTTCCTGGCCGGCGAGTTCACCGTCGGAGGCCGCACGTACGAGCGGCGCGGCACCGCGGAGAAGAAGGTCAACCTCAACGTCCGGCCGGCCGCCCTGCTCCGCGAGCAGGTCCTGGCAACCGGGACGTCGCCGATGCATGTGGCGGCGGACTACCTGATGCGGGTCTTCGAGACCGGCCCGTACAGGGTCGGTGACCGCGCCCAGGCCCTGGAGCCGGGCAGTGACCGCAACCCCACGGTCCCGCTCCCGGTCCGGGAGCGGATCCGCGCCGCGTCGGCCGGCCTGGCGTCGGTGCACATCGAGGAGGGCTTCCAGAAGTTCCTCGACGGCGAGTTCACCCCGGCCGCCCCGGTGTGGCCGGCGGGCGCCGAGCTGGTGCCGTTGCGGGTCCGCCCGAACAACGCCCTCTTCGACCAGGTGGCCGCGGCGACTGATCTGCGGCCGATGCAGGTCGGGATCGCGTACCTGCTGCACAAGTACGGCATCGACCCCACGGCTACCTCGTAGCCGAACCCGTGACGGGGTGGGTTCGGGCGCCGACAACCGGACCTGCCCCCGCACAGCGATAACCCCATAGGAGACCTCATGGCCCCGGCCACCGAGGCCCCCGCCAGCGTCACGGCGGAGGGCCCCACCTCGCACACCCAAAACCAGGCTGTTCCCACCATCTACCAGCTCATGGCCCTGGTCATGCGCGACGTCCGAGACGTCGGCAAGAACGGCTTCAACGACCACCAGAAGTACAAGTTCCGTGGTGTCGACGACTTCATCGGCGCCCTCGCCCAGCCGCTCCGCGACCACGGCGTGTTCATGATGACGGAGATCCTCGACTTCCAGACCTCGGTGCGCGGGAAGATGAACGCCGTCCACATGCGGGTCGCGTTCCACTTCCACGGCCCGGCTGGCGACAAGGTCACCACCAGCACGCTGGGCGAGGCGTCCGACACTGCGGACAAGGCGTCGAACAAGGCGATGTCCGCGGCGCTGAAGTACGCCCTGATGCAGACGTTCATGATCCCGGTCGATTCGGGCTCGCTGGACGACGGGGACCGGGACCACCCGGTGGGGCAGCGGTCACCGGCCGACGTGTACATGGAGCGGTTGCGGAAGCCTGCGGTGTGGAACAACGTGACGGCACTGACCGCGATGCACGCGGAAGCGAAGGGTGACGGCCTTCTGGGTTCGGCGGTGCAGGGTGCAAACGGGGAGACAACGCTGGGAGAGCTCATCGTGTCCCGCGGGAAGCAGCTGAAGGATGAGCTGGCGGCCCGGGAGGAACGCCGGGCGGAGGAGGCTCCTACGGCGGCCGCGCAGGTCGCTGCCGAGCACGCCAGCGGGTTGGGGCCGGTCGACCAGTTGATGGTGCAGATCCAGCGGAACTGGAACGACACCGACGGGCTGACGCGAGACATGGCCGAGGCCAAACGCCGGAATCTGCTGCATCAGCAGGTCGACGGCCCGCACAACAACATCGTCCAGCTCGAAGCCATGCTGAGCACCCGCATCAAGGAGCTGAAGGAGCTGGCCGCCAAGGCCGAGCAGGCCGCCCACGCCGACACCCGCGAGAGGAGCGTCGCCTGATGGCTTTCGCGACCGCGTGGGCCCCGCAGCAGAAGGGCATTGTTCTGGACGGGTGCGCGGGCCCCGGCGGCTGGTCGGACGGCATCAGCCGGTTCCTCGGGATCCGGGACCTGGGCCTGGAGTGGGACACCGCGGCGTGCGGCACGCGGAGGGCAGCCGGGCACTCCACAGTGCAGGTCGACGTGTCCCAGTTCGTTCTCCGCCCGCTGGTCGGGATGGTGTGGGGGCTGCTGATGTCGCCGCCCTGCACTCTGTTCTCCGACGCCGGCACCAGGGTGGGCCGCCTGGTCCTCGGTGTGCTGGCTGAGGGGGTTCGGCGTCTCATGGCTGGCGAGGACTGCCGGGCGGAGATCCGTGGCCGGGTGTATCCGGTGGCGCTGGCCGAGCAGGAGGCCCGGAACGCGAAGCGCCCGGAGGACAAGCGGTGGACACCGGAACGGGTTGAGGCCGCGGCCCGGGAAGATGCGTTCGTTGCGTGCCTGATTCTGGAGCCTGCCCGGTACCTGCACGCCCTGCTCTCCGCTTCTGACCCGGCGGTTCCTTTCGAGTGGGCGGCGTTTGAGCAGGTCCCGGCGGCGTTGCCGGTGTGGGAGGTGTACGCGCAGGAACTTCGTGCCCGCGGCTGGTCGGTGTGGGCCGGGGTGCTGAACGCGGCGGACTACGGGGTGGGGCAGTCCCGCCGCCGCGCGGTCCTGATCGCATCGGGGGTGCGGCAGGTGTTCCCGCCGGAGCCGACGCACACGGAGCACGGTGGCGGGGAGGACCTGTTCGGCGGGAACACGCCGCGGTGGCGGTCGATGGCCGAGGCGATCGGCCGCGGGGTTACGGACCGGCCGGCGCCGACGGTGACGTCGGGCGGGGCGAAGACCGGGGGCGCGGAACCGTTCCCGACGAACGCCCGGAAGATCCTGACCGACGCCCAGGCCCGCGGGGCGTGGGCGGGCCCGCCCAGCACCCGTATCAGTGTCGCCGAGGCCGGACTCCTCCAGTCGTTCCCCGCGGACTACCCGTGGCAGGGCGGCAAGAACAAGGGCCACGAGCAGGCGGGGAACGCTGTACCGCCTCTGCTGGCTGCGCACGTGGTGTCCGCGGCCACCAAGATCCCCGTCCGGGTTCCGGACCGGGCGCCCGCGATCGCCGCCTGATCCACCTACCCGCAGACCACCGGCCGGTCCCGCCACGGGGCCGGCCGTTCCATTCCCCATGCCTTGAGGAGGCCCACTGTGGTCATCGTCGTGTCGTACACCGTCGTGTTCCTGGTCGTGGCCTCTCCGATCGGTGTGGCCCTGTGGCGGTGCTTGACGGGCCGGATGCCTGAGCAGCCGGAGCCGTACGTACGCCACCGGCGCCCGGACGGGCGTGAGGAGGAGGTCGTGGTGGCGGAGTCCATCGTCCGTACCGCGTACACCGGCCTGGCCCCGCTGTACGACACCCCCACCCCGCCCGGGCCCGGCCCGCGGTGACCCGAGCAAGACCCATGACCGAGCTGTTCCGGCGCCCCGGAGAGGAGGCGATGACTGTGACCGATACCGAACGCACCCTCGCCGTGGCTGCGGGGGCGGCTGTGGTCCTGGCGGTGTGTGCCGGCCGGGTGTGGTGGCGACTGCGTGCGGTGGAGCGGGTGCTGCGCCGGGAGCGGGCGGCGGTGCTCCTGACGGACGCCGTCCAACACCGCGACATGGAGGCGCTCAGGCGGCGTCTAGCCCGAGCGGTCGCCGACCAGGCCGCCGCGGACCAGCTGATGCGCGAGCTCGCCGTCGTCGAGGCCGCCGACGCGATCGTCACCGCGGCGCTTGCCCGGACCACCCGTTACAACCCGCAGGAAGGGGACACCCCGTGACCACAGCAATCGATGCGATCGCCGCCCGGCAGCACATGGTGGACGACCGGCACTACAAATACCGCGGGTGCGCCCCCGACCCCGACATGCCGGGCATGAGCGCGGGGGACCCGGATGTGCCGCTGGACGCGTGGGGTCCGTACACGGATGACGGTGCGGAGGCACAGAAGACCCGGCTGGACCGGGAGCGTTCGGCGTTGGCGATCTGCGGCCGGTGTCCGGTCCTCGCCCTGTGCCGCACCTACGCCAACACCACCACCGTGGAGATCGACGCGTCCGGCCGGCAGATCGAGCGGCTCGTCGAACCCGAGAGCATCCTCGGCGGGGAGCTGGCCCTCACCCGGCACCGGGCACTGATCGCCCGCCGCCACGACACCACCACCGCGGCCCCCGTCCCGGCACCGGTCGCCGACGACATGGCGAAAGCCCGCACCCCGCAGCGCCGCGCCCTCCTCCTCGCCCTCGCACGGGAGACGGACCCGGAGCGCGTCGCCGCCCTCGCGGGCATGGACCTGCGGACCGCGAACTGGCACCGCTCCGCCCTGGTGGGGATGTTGGGGCTGGACCCGGCCCGGGCGACCCGCGACCAGCTCCTCGCCGCCGCAGTGGAGAACCGGCTGATCCCCCGCTCGACGCGCCTGCGCCCGGACGGGCCGTGGCCGTACGCCGCGGCGCCGACGGCGGACGGGGTAAGGCAACGGCGGATCGCCCCCCGCCGGCCGGTGCAGCTGATGCTGCCCGCCCTGGAGGACATGCCCCGCCACCCCCGCCCCGCACCGCAGTCGGGCCCCACGGTCCGGGTGGTACCCGCCGGCCCCCGCGGGGCTGCTGGGGCGCGGTCGGGCGCGGTGCAGCTGCGCTTCGTGTTCCTCACCCCGACCACCAGCCCCATGGCGGCCGCCGTACTACCCCCGGCCCCGCGCGGCCGCCGCCGCACCACCGCCCCGTCGACCGCCCTGGAGCCCGCCGCATGAACCAGCCCACCCCTCCCACAGCCACCGCGAAGGACGAGGACATCCTCGCGTGGCTGGACCGCACCATCAGCGAACGGGAAGCTGTTGCCGTCGCCGCCCTCAATCACGGGCGTGGGTCAGCATGGCGTGCCAACGGCGCAACTGTGGAGATCGCGACCGCCCAAGCCGTCTATATGGACGTGTTCGAGGAGACGGTCGTCTTCAACGAGGGCTCGCCCACTGAAGAGCAGGCCGCCCACATCGCCGCCAACGACCCGCAGTCGGTCCTGCGTCGCTGCGCCGCCGACCGGAGGATGATCGGCCTGATGGCCACGGAGACCAGCGAGACCGGCGGGAAACCCCTCGCCAGTCGCCTGCTGCGCCACCTCGCGGAGGGCTACGGCTGGACGGAGGCCCCCCGATGACCACGCCCAGCGCCACGCCCACCCCGGCGGCGCCCGACGCCCCGTCACCGGCCCACGTCGACCGCGCCCTCGCCGACCGGTGCCAGTCCTCCGGGGACTACATCGCCGGACTCCTCGCCGCCGGACACCTCGAAGCCGCTGGCACCGTACGGAAGCTCCCCGCCGCCCTGTTCCCGGACTGGGACCCCGACATGGTCCAGGCCGTGTGGGACGCGGCCCTCCCGGTGGGGTTCCAGGCAGGGAAACTCTCCGTACGCCCAACGTGGACCCCCGACGCCCTGCACCGGCTCCAGGACCTCATGACCGAAGCGGGGTTCGTGGCGATGGGGCGCCTGGCCGCACGGTCCGCCGCCCTCCACCCACCCCGACACCCCGCCGACACCGAGGGCCTCACCGCGGTGCGGGACGGGGGCCACCCGTGACCGCCCCCCGCCGCGGCCGCGGCCGGCCCACCGTGTTCGACACCCCCACCCAAGCCGCCTACCTCCAAGCAGTCCGCAGCGGGATGCGCCTCGGGGACGCCGCCACCCACATCGGCGTCAACCGGGTTGTGCCCGCCCGGTACGCCCGTGCCGACCGGGAGTTCGGTGTGCTGCTGGATGAGGCGAAGGCGCTGGGGGCGAAGGTGCGGGTGGAGAACCTGCCGCACGACGAGTACCGGTACAACGTGCTGAAGTGCCGGTGTGAGGTGTGCACCCGGGCCGCACGGGTCGGCCGCGCCGGGCGACGCACGGACACGACCGCCGACGAACCACCGGGCGCCGAGGTCGCGGGGGCTGTTCACCCGATCCGGGCGGAAGCGGCTGGAGTTGGCGAGTCTTCTACTTCCTTTTTGCTGGCCAGGGCGTCTTGAGGGGTGCCAGGCCAAGTGAGCATGATCACGTTATTAAAGTCGCAAAAGTATAGGACAAGCCCGCAGGTCCGTACGGCTGTGCGATGAGCTGCATATCTGACGACAAGTCCGATGAGCGAACACGATCAGCGAGGAGGCAGACAGTGACGGGACGAACCGGTAAGCTGCGCTTGACGCCAGACGACCACTCAGAAACGAGCCAGGTCCGACGGGGTCCCCAGAACGTCAGAAGGCCCCGCTTGCTGCAGTGCAGCAGTCCGGATGCGGCAAACATCCAGACGCGGGGCCTGACGACACCAACCCGATACGAAGCGATTGAAGGTGCCGACATGGCGAAGCGTACCCGGGGACCCGACCCCGCAGACAGTAGGCCCCGCAGTTCCGGCGTGAAGATCACACCGCCGACGCACGCGGGCCCTGTCACCACTACCTGCACCACACGATGAGCCCCGACGACCGGGACGGCATGCTCCGCTACGACGAGCTGACGTCCCGAGTCTTCAGCGAGCGCCGGATGCCGTCCGGCACCCGCGATCTCCTCCTCGCTCTCGGCTGGGTCACCCTTCGCGATCCCCGCCGACACGACCCCACTCTCGGCGTCTGGGTCCGCACGCGGGACGTCCTCAACGCCGACAACAAGCGCATGTGGCAGCTCATCACCGAGGACGTTCCGCGCTACGACTCCAACCTCCACGACGACTCGCCCATGGGCTGCCAGGCCCCGATGATCCGGGCGAAGCGCCTGTGCGGCCGGTCGACCATGCACGGGTTCTCCGAGTGCGACCCGGCCACCGGCTGGTCCCGGTACTGGGGGTTCTGCAACCGACCGCGCTGCCGCGAGTACATGGCCCCGATCTGGGAGCGCTCGCGCGGCAGCCACAAGCGGGCACCCGAGCCCATCCCGAACGCCGGGGGCCTCCTGCCGCTGTTCTTCTCCTGGAACTGGGAGTCGAAGTACCGCAAGGCCATGGAGCTGATCAAGTACCACTCCTCGTGGGAACCGCCGGGCTACGGCCTGTCCGCCGACGAATGGCCCACCGTCCCCGGCACGGAACCCGTCGAAGCATTCCCCAAGCTCCGGCTGGCCACCTCCGGCGGTGACGTGGTCACCAAGGCCGACGCCCCAACTCAGGTCGCTCCGGCCATGGTGACGGCCAAGGCGAACCTTCTTGCCGAGTTCCGGCGCAACCAGTTTTCCGTGGTGGACCTTCCACGGCAGACATCACCCAGCAAGGCGAGCCGGACGGAGGACGAGCGATGAGCGACAACCTTCTCCTCCTCCACCAGCCCGCACCGGCCACGGCGCTGCACACCGTCGCTGACGCCGTCGACTACTGCCGGTGCGACCGAGGCCCCGTCATCGGCGTCGTCACCTACACCGAGAGCCGCATGTGGTTCTTCCCCGTCGGCACCCGGAACGGCGACAACCCCGAGGGCTCCCCCGAACTCTGCTGCGTCGACTGCCTGGCTGACACGGCGCAGCGGATCGCCTCCGGCGCCGTCCTGGCCGAGAGGCAGGCGGAGGTCAAGGTCGTCGCGGAAGGCCACGGCCGGACGGAGGGCGAGCGATGAGCGAGATCACCGCCACCGAGTACGTCTACGGCATCGACACCAGCGTCGCTGACGACTCCCGGTTCGACCGGCCTCCCCATGCCGTGGCATTCCCCATCACCAAGAAGACGCCCAAGCGCGTCTACTACGACATCAACGGCCGGACCCGGTTCGTTGACCGTCAGCAGCTTGAGACTGACGGCAAGGTCCGGCGGACGGGCGGCTGGTGGGAGCACGACCTCACTGTCTACCTCTCCGAACCCACCGTTGAGCAGCCGACAGGGCCGTCCCTGTCGGAGCTGAAGCAGGCCATGGCGGACGCCCACCCCGATCGGGCGAGCGGTAGCCACGAGGCGTTCATCGCCGCCCGTGCCCGGTACGAGCGTGCGCGGGACAAGGCGAGCCGGACGGAGGGCGAGCGATGAGCGACAACCTCTACGGCGATGTCCTCGCGGCCGCACCGCCTGTCCTCGCTGAAGCGGCGATCCGTCGGGTTCATGAACTCCTCGAAGCCGGGGCCGAGTCAGCCGACGTTCACGAGGTGGTCACCACGTCGGTCGCGCTGCTGAACATGCACCAGCGGAACCGGCCTGGCCGGAAGCGCGCCTGGCTGGCGAAGGTCACCAGCTTCGCGTTCCCCCGCACCTTCGCTACCGCCTGGGGCGACACGGGAGAGCACTACGTGTGCTTCACCGGCTCGATCACGAAGGGCGGCAAGCAGGCCGTCGGCCGCGAGATCGAGGTGCAGCTGCCCGTCGATGACGCGGAACGGCTCGGGCAGCAGATGCTCCGCATGGTCGCGTTCCAGCGGGGCCAGACCACTCAGACTTCCCGAGCCGCCCAGGCGCAGGGACAGACCGAACCCAGCAAGGGGGATCAGGTGACGTAGCGACTTCCTAAGCGGGAGGTCCTGGGCCCCTTGGCGGGGGCACTTCCTCTACCGCTGGCCGCTGATGTTGGCGCATCGTGCGCGGCCACTTCCTACGGCTCGGTTTGGCGACCGAGCTAAGGCCCGACTTCCGGATCCGGTTTGGCGACCGGGGCCGAGCAGGTCGAGCGACTTCAGGTTCTGGCGAACCCCACACCCACCGAAGCGGGCTTTCACATATCCGCAGAACGGAACGAGGTCCATAGTGCCGTACCCGAACAGTGCTTGTCAGCTTCCGCACGCCCGCATGGGCGATTCGCGGCAAAAGTCCGCCCCCGAACAGGGCACCCAGTGCCCCCCAATCGCCCCGTGGGCGCCCGTCAGTGCCACCGCCATGGAGATCGACACCACCACCTCCCGGCACACCGGACCCCGCAACTGGCTCCGCTCCGTCGAGTGGCTCATCGCCGCTGGCCTCCACCCCAAGGCCAACCAGACGACCCTCCTCGTCGCCCAGGACCTCGCCAAGCGCATGGACTACAGCACCGGGCACGTCCGCTACGGACTCGAGGACATGGCTGTACGGCTCGACCTTGACCGGTCCAGCGTCGCCCGCCACGTGAAGTACCTCCGGCAGCTGGGCTCTCTCGCCTGGGCCGCCCGTGGCACCCGCAGCAACGTCCGCCGCGCTCTCGGTCTCTCCGGGTACGCCGCCACCGCCACCGTGTACGCCGCCGTCATTCCGGCCGCCTACGACCACGCCATGGGCCACCGGATCATCGGCGAGGGGTACGGGGCGAGGGTCGTCGTGGACCACCGTGCGACCCATACGAATGCGCCCGAATCGGCTGTGGATAACTCCCCTTCGGGCCTTGTGGATAACCCGGCTAAACGATCTCTTGCGACCCCTTCCCTTACCCCAGCCACCTATGAAGGGCAGGTTCAGATGGCGGAGGGTGTAACTACTACCGCGACGCGGCAGCAAACCACCCCCAGCTCCCCCTCCCAGACGGCCAAGACCAACAGCGGCAGCAAGAAGCGGGCCACGATCCTCGGCAACACCGTGACCGCCCCCGGCATGCGCCTCGGAGACCGCCTCGCCCGCGCCATCCGCCGCGCCGTCCCGTGGACCCGCCGCGCCACCCACGACCAGCTCCGGTGGATCTGCGCCGACATGGGCGAGCAGCAGTGGACCGAGGACCAGGCCGTACGGTTCGCCGTCGAGACCGGCCACAAGCACGCCGCCGGATACGCCTGGAACCCCCACCAGCCCCACCGGGTCCTCGCTGCCGCCCTCCGCACCGAAGACGCCAGCCAGGCCAAGGACATTCCCTTCGACCCGACGCACTCCGTCGCGTACGAGGACTCCACCGTCGCCCGCGACCGTGCCTCCCTCGAAGCGCTCTTCGCCCTCGGCCAGCCGTCCGACTCCGCCACGCACCCGGACGACATCCCTGCCGACCGGTACACCGACGACGACCGGCTCCGTGCCCGCCTCGACTGGAACACCTGGCCCGAGGTCGCCCGCCACTACGCCGACGACCCCGACGACGCCCTCGACCTCTACGGCACCGACCTCTGCTGCTACGCCAACCGCAAGGACGCCGAGACCTACCACCGCCAGGAGGCGTGGGCATGACCGACCAGCCTGTCGCCATCCGTGTGCTCATCACCGGATCCCGCACCTGGGACCAGGTAGACGTGCTGCACGAGGCTCTGCTCGACACGTGGCACGACGCCATCCAGATCCACGGCGCCAACGCCAAGCTCGTCGTCGTTCACGGAGCCTGCCCCAAGGGAGCCGACTGCCAAGCCGCCGCCTGGGCCGCAGCGCAGGACACCATGGCGATCACCACGGAGTCGCACCCCGCCGACTGGGACGCCCACGGTCGCGCCGCCGGGTTCCGACGCAACGCCGACATGATCCACCTCGGCGCCGACGTCTGCCTCGCCTTCATCAAGAGCAGCAGCCGAGGAGCCACCCACACCGCTGACCTTGCCGAGAAGTCAGGCATCCCCGTACGGAGGTTCACCGCATGACCGAGCCGAAGACGGCCGCCGGGGCGGACCTCGCCCGCCAGGCCCTCGCCGCCTACAAAGCCACCGCACCCAAGCACGGCGCCCCCAAGCCCCGCCACCGCGCCCGCCGTGCAGACCGAGGCGCCGGCCGCGACCCCGTCGGCATCAGCGGACTCCTCGGCCGCCTCAACACCGAGCAGGGCTGGGAACTCCAGCTCTCCGCAGGCAGCATCACCGACCGGTGGGCCGAACTGTGCCCCGAACTCGTTGGCCACGTCGAACCCGTCGCGTACGACGCGGAGCGCGGCCGCCTCGATCTCCGGCCTGCCACCCACGCCTACGCCGCTCACCTCCGCTTCCTGGGCGGGCAGATCGCCAAGCGCATCAACGACCACCTCGGCCGTGAGGTCGTCCGGACGATCCGGCCCCTGCCCGTCGGCCTCATCAGCGCGAAGCCTGCGGCGGCCGCCACCGCGCCTGCCGCGGTGCAGCAGCCGGTCCGTACCCGGGACAACGCCTGCGACGGCTACAGGGAGGCCCTCGCCGCGATCCGCCGGGCCGAGCGCCCCACCGTCAACCCCAAGGCCGCAGCGGCGATCGAGAGGCAGAACCAGGCCATGGCCCGCGAACCCGAGACCGCGTTCACCGACGCCGTCGTCGCCGCGGAGGAAGCGGCCGGCCCGCAGCTGTCCGATTCCGAACGCGCCCGTCGAGCCGCCCTCGCGCACAAGCGCAGCGGCGGCCACACCGCGCCCGTACGCCGCGTCTTCGACGTCGCGTGAGTTTTTACGGCCGTAAAACCGGTGCCGCCTGCAAGCCCTCTCCGAACCAGCCCCGCCCGTCTGAAAGACTGCTCCCAGTCCCCGGAGTACCGGAACATCGGGAAGTATTCGGAGAAGAACATGCCCTACATCACTGTGCTCTTGAACAGGAAGGGCGGGGTGGGCAAATCGCTCATCACCGTCAACCTGGCCGCCGTCCTCGCCGAGATCGTCGGCGAAGACCAGTCCGTCGCTGTCGTCTCGATAGACCCCCAGGCCACCAGCGTTGAGCACGCCGAAGAAGTCCGGAAGCACGGCCGCGAAGTCCCCTTCCGTGTCGTCAACGCCAGCCGCAACGTCGAGCAACTCCGCAAGCTCCGACGCGCCAAGGCCGACTTCGTCATCGTCGACACCCCCGGCTTCATGCCCCTCAATGAGGAGGAAGACGACGACGAGTCGATCGACCCCCTCGGCGACGGCACCGTCGGAGACGCCCTCCGCGCCGTCCTCGACGTAGCCGACGACGTCATCGTCCCCCTCGAGGCCGAAGGGTCCGCGTTCCGGCCCACCCGCACCACCATCGAACGCGTCCTCATGCCCCGACAGATCCCCTACGGCGTCGTCGTCAACAACTGGGACCCCCGCGATGGCGAGATCGACCGCGACCGCACCATCAGCATGGTCAAAAAGCGCGGGTGGAATCTCTACAACACGACGCTCCGCCACTACAAGCCTCACACCCGCGGTATCACCAACGGGCGCTTCTGCACCCAGTACGAGTCCAACCACACCGCCACCAAGGCCAAGCAGGACTTCGTAGCCCTCGCCCTCGAGCACCAGATCCGCCGCCAGAAGCAGGCGGCACTCTGATGGCGATGGACCCGAACGAGTTCGACGACTTCCTCGCGGACGACGACGCCCCCGACCAAGTCGTCGACACCCGGGCTGACGGCCGGCTGCTCCGCGTCCCCCTCGGCCGCATCGCCCCCAACCTCGTCAACCCGCGGACCGACTTCGGCACCGAGGACCAGCTCGAGGACTTCGGCCGCAGCCTCAAGCGCCGCCAGATCCAAGCCGTCCCCGTCGTCACCCGCAGGGCCTACCTAGACCTGTGGCCCGACCACAAGGACCAGATCGGCAACGTCGACTTCGTCATCGTCAGCGGTGAACGCCGCTACCGCGCAGCCAACGCCGTCGAACTTCCGGCGCTCGAATGCGTCATCAACGACGGCTACGCCGAATCCCGCAAGACGTTCCTCGACGCAGTCGTCTCCGAGAACATCGACCGGCAGAACTTCGACGCCATCGAAGAAGCGAACGCCGTCGAAGTCCTCGTCGAAGCGTTCGGCAGCGCCCGATCCGTCGCCGAGCACTACGAACGAGTCGACGGATGGGTGTCCCAACGGCGCGTCCTGCTCCGCCTGGCCCCCGAGGTCCAAGAGCTCGTACGGCGCCAGCACATGCCGCTCGAGCCGGCCCGGAAGCTCGGCAAGCTCGTCAAAGACCACCAGTGGGATGCTGCCGCCCAGCTGCAGTGGTGGGAACAGGAGCAGCGAGACCGCGCGGCGAAGGTCGCAGCCAAGAAGGCCGCGAGGGCGGCAGCCCGTCAAGCGCCGCCGCCCCAGGCTGTACCGGCGGCGCCAGTTTTTACGGCCGTAAAACCGGCCCCGGAGACAGCGGTGGCTGAGGCAGCGGTGCGCGAGGTGGCTCCCGCCCAGCCTCGCGAGTTGCCTGACACTGCGGCAGCTCCCACCGAGACTCGCCCTGTGTTGCCCGAGCCGCGCGACCAGGACCAGGTGCCCAAGCCGACGCCCTGGGTCTACTCCGGGGATCCCGCGAAGCCCCTGCCGTCCGACGTAGAGCAGCCGGCGAGGGTGCGGCAGCTGCCGACGCACGACTGGGAGCAGCTCGCGGACATCGTCATCGCCGAGCTGCCCGAGGACGCACTGCACAGCCTGACGGAGAAGCTCCTCGAGGCCGTGGGCGCCAACAGCCCGCGCGAGCAGTCCGCCTGACCGGACAGAACTGGCCCCGCCCTCACCGTGCTGGTGGGGGCGGGGCCAGTTTCGTATGCGGTCGCTTTCGGTCGGATTCACGCACGATGCCGGGGTTTTTCGGTCACACGTACGAGTGACCTTCCGCCCCACCCCTTCCCACCAGGCAGACCCCGCACTTGGCTGGAAACGCCGTACGCCCCGCTCGGGGCACGGC